TTAAGAGCTTCTTTTTCACTAAGACCTTCTTGTAGACACGGACCTTTAGGGTCACCAAGATAATAAATAACTCCAACTTCTTTAACATACATCTCTTTATTAGGAGATTTATCTCTAGTATAAAGAAGACTAACATCTCTATCAAGAAGTTGTTTAAGTGTAGGAGCTTTTGGCATACCAGTTTCATCTATGGTCAGCATCCAATCCAATTCCAAACCGTTCATATATTTCTTCTACTTCTTCATCAAATTCAATAATTTCAAGTTTACCCATAGCATATAGCCAAAGATTAGCATAAGCAGCACTATATTTTTTACTTAGTTTAATCCAAGTAGGAAGAAGTTTCTTTTTAAACTTATGTTCAGTCTTAATCTTTTCTTCTTCTTCATAATGTTTTTGCTTTTCTTCTTCCATAACTTTAGCAGTATATTCTTTATACTCTTCTCTAGTCATAGTTTTTCTAGCTTCTTTAAAGTCTTTATAATGACTAATAAGTTTGGAACGATACCAATTCTTTTGAATAGTACCAATATGAGGAATAGCAACACATTTATCTTTTCGTATATTAATACTAGCTTCTTTTTCAAGATTTTCAATAATAGATTTACAAAGTATTCTATCATCTCCTTGAAATCCAATATCATCTAATATATTATTTATATCTTTATAAATAAGAATATAATCATCGTCAAAATCTTCATGAGAACTAGTATTAGCAATATTAAAACTAGTATTAGTCTTAAAATCCATAATTGAAAGTTTAAGAACTCTTCTTAGATTACTACTATAAACAAGAACACAAGTACCTATAATTTTAAATTATACATAAGTAGTTCTAAGAAGAGTTCGATTATTTAGATGAAATGGCTAATTAGCTTTTTCAGCAGAATGATAAACAAAAGGATTAATAGCTTTATGTTTATCAGTAATAGCAGCTCTTAAATCATTAATAGCTATAACTTTAAACTCAACAAACCAAACTTTCTGTCCTTTTTTATATCCTTGATTTTGTCCAAAAGTACCAACAGTAATAGAACGAGTTAGTTCAGTATCATTAGTAATATACTTATTAACAAATTGAGGACTAAGAACATTATGTTTAAGATAAAGATGATAACCACGTTCAAGAGTAGAACGGTCAATAATAATCTTATCCATTTGATTCATACCAATAAGTTCAGCATCTTCTTTACTAATTTTAGCAATAATTGGCATAACCTCAACTGTACTTACTTTATTATTAATAACACCAAACAAACTTTCATTTTGGCAAAGAGCAACAACACAATAATGTTTAGCAACAACTACATTAGTAAGAATAGCGTCAAGTGCTTCACTTGTTATTTCGCTAATGTCAGTAGGTATTTGAATACCAAAATCTTTAAATTTACTTTCAACTTTAATCATAATACTAATTTATTTAGTTTTAATAATACTATCAATACCTATATTTCCAAGTTTAAGTTTACTTGGAACTTTAATCTCTTTTTTATTCCTTTCACCACTATGAAATTCTCTAGTGTATTTAGGTTTAGTTTCACTTTTATCTTTACCCATAACTTAATTGTTTTTAGCAAATGTAAGAGTTTAGATGAATCTACCAAGAGAAAAACTATTTTTAACATTTACATCATAGAGGATTATATGATTATAAATATGCAAGTCATACTCCCCATAGAGGATGAAGATAAGCTAGACTTAATCATATTAATATTGATAATATTAATAGAGATAATAATAATGGTTATAGTATTGATTAACTTGATTATTTATATGATGATAATGAGAATAATGTAGATAAAACAAATAATGGAAATAATGAAACTGAAGTAGTTGAAGCAGAAGAAGTTGATATTAGTGAAATTGATTGGAATTGGTAATAATGAAAGTAAAAGAATTAATAATAATAAAGATGAAGATGATAGTATTAAAAAAGATTATAAATATAATGAAGATAAATGTAATAATAATGATAATGACGATGATGATAATGATGATAATAATTGAAAAATTGAGTATATTAATGTAACAGTGCGGCTAGTGAGTATAAGGGGTGGGTCATTAAATTGGACTTGACTACCCCCGTCAAGTTATAGGAGAAAGTAAAGTTCTCACTCTCATTATCAACATTAAATATTTTGAGATTATTCATCTCATTACATTACTAACTATTAACACTAATCATTATGAAAACAAACAAACCATTGTTGTTAGTTGCTATCATACTGATGATACCAGCTATCATACTAGCATTGAAAGTAGAGCCAACTAGTGATGAACAGATTACTGCTGTTGTATTTGGAATACTATCGGCTATTGTTAGTTATCTTAGTAGAGATTAATCTCTACTAGATGATGCTGCTCATTATCAACATTAAATACTTTGCAGTTGAATCGAAACAACTGTCAGTAATGCTACTGATTAGCGTAATTAAATTCTTAATAGTCATGCCAGACGTTAGAAATTTAGCGCAAGCTGCACAAGGTGCTGCTGCTACTCCTGAGAATGTTAATGCAGTTAATCCAACTGCAAGTGTTAACCAACCTGTTCAACCTGTTGTTGATACAGATAACCAAAGTTCTACGCAAGTGGAAACCATTGATGATGTTGTTAAACGCATCTGTACTGATGGTCATAGTTATGTAATGACAACTGTCATTACTAATATTGATTGTCAAGAACGTACAGGTCGTAATGGCAATTCTTATCTCAATGCGTTTGTTACTATTGCTAGTCCTGTCAAAGGTGCTCAAAGTATGCCTGATGGTACACATCGAATGGGTATGCTTGGAGCTATTCAGATGCCATTCAATCAGATACTGCTTGTAATGCGCAAAGACAAGTTCTATGGTCGATTTGTCAACTATATTGGCGAAGCTGCTGAAGCTGGTTTTGCTAGTATGTATCTGACTGGTGTTGCTGTCAAAGTTCTTTGTCAGTTTGTACCTGCTGGTGTACAAGACCGTAATCCGTTTACTCGTAAAGATAATCTTTACAATGTTGTGGATTATGATAGATATGTATATCATATTGTAGGTATCGAACAGCCGGCTGACCCTGTTCTTGTTGGTGCATATAATGTACTTATCAAGCAGATTATGGACGATGCTCGTGCTGCTATTGCTGCCAAGCGTGAGGCTAAAGCTAAAGCAGCTAGTTTTGTTGCTACTGCAATGAATGATGATGACATACTATTCTAATGAACATGACGCTACTAACCTTCGGGTTGGTAGCGTTTGTGTTATCAACAATAGTTTTGTTGATGCTGTCGCTAGTGTTCGACATGGAAATGCTCATTATCGACATTAAATAGATTGCAGCAAACGAACTTAACAGTCTGATAAGACTTATCAATCAAGACCTAGCTGCAAGGTCTGATAATACTAATCCTAATATTAAACATTATGAAAGTACATCGTATTATTACTACTATTGAAGTTGAGAATGATAATTCTATAACTTCTGTTGAAGTTACTAATCTTCATCCTACTAATAACGATATTCCTCTTGCTGTTACCAATATAACCACTAATGGTAATGCGAATAATATAGAACAGGTATATAAGGTTATTGATGATTATAGACTTGTTATTCGTGATAAACTAAAAAGTATCGCTCGTTCTATTAATGATGGTCTTGATGATTACGAATGTGGTATATTTGGTCGAGATTATAACGATAGTGAATGTAATGATGAAACTAAAGCTGATTAACTAGATAAATGCCATGTAAATTTTTTTCTTATAATATATATTATATACGAAGTATATTATATATATATATTATACCCTAGAATCAGTGAAAGATATTGCTGGCAATATTGCTATTAATGATGATAAGACTAGTTATATTAGTGAACTTACAACAACTCATCTTGTGAAACAAGATGATGTTGGTATGACTGTCGTGACTGGTATTGATACTGATATTGGTCATGGAGATTTACTCTCATAACAAAAAGTTATAGAGATGAAGTTAGAGGTGACGAGAGGTATTAAATGTGGAGAAAGAGGATATGGAGATGAAAGTGATGAATGTGGAGTTCGTGGAGAATGAGATGGTGGAGTTGGATGTGGTTCAAATAAGGTCAAATTGAGGTTGAATGTGGAGATGAGAATGATTGTGGGAGTGGTGAATGTGGAATTGAGGGTGGAGATGGTCATGCTAAAGAGACTATAGCTGCTGCTCTTCTTTCTCCTCCTCTTCATCCTATTAATAACACTCCTAATAATCAATCTAAACCTATTGTTCCAACTCCTTCTCTTTCTCTCCTATAACTTCTCGTTATACTATCATAATCTCTAGTTCCAGCATTATAACCTTTAGTTATATCTTTATAACCATTAGTTATAACCTCTAGTTATATCATCGTTGTTAGTATTAGTTCCAACTCCCTTTCCCATCTCATTATAATCTCTAGTTATATCACTATCAGTTTCAGTCATAGTATCATCATTATCATCTCATTGACGTTCGTCATGACGATTAGTCATACAATCGTTATTAAGACTAGCTCTAACATTATTATCAAGTCTAATAAGACTTCTAGTCATAATGACTAATAGCATTAGTTCTAGTTAATAATAGCACTATTAATATTATCAGTATTATAATGACTATTAATACTAGTCATGCTAATATTGCTGGTGGTATTACTAATGATGTTCTTGATATTCTTGATATTACTGATTCTCTTTATACTAATGATACTCTTGATACTATTGATATTTATTATACTCATGGTAAGTTAATTCCTATTGCTATAACTATTTTAGTTATTTTAATATAGCTATTGATTATTAGTTAGAATTATAGTATAAATAAATTATAATATATTTGGAGTATTATATTTAATTATTATATTTGTCGTGTTGTTCAGTAGAGTAATATTGCTACTGATAATAATATTAATCTTAAACTTATAAGTGTTATGGTAAATTTTGATAATGTTACTAGTAATGTTCAATCTAAGCCTAGAAAGAAAACTATGGCTGAAAGTTTAGAAGAAGCTAAACAAGAGGGTAAACTTGTTGTTCCTGAAGAAGATATACAAGTTAATGCTGTTGTTAGTAGTGAAACTGTTCAACCTAAGAATAAAGCTAGGAAGAAGAAACAAAGTAAAGTTCGTAAACAGGAAGAACAAACTAATGTTGTTAGTCAAGCTAATGAAGATAATGATTTTAAAGATGCTAAGACTGATAAACGTGGTGTTCCTGTTGGAATTAATGTTCCTCAACATATTCTTGATGTAGTTTGTATTGTTAAATTCAATGCTGCATTTAGACGTCATACTTCTCTTAATATTCTTCATGCTCTTGAAGATGATGGAAGAATATGTAATTCTAAAGGTGCTTATGTTGACTTCTTATGGAATAAGTTTAGAGTTACTGCTGATGGTGGACTTCGTAGAGAATATAGATATACAGATGATTTATTCATTGATGCTTTAGTTAAGGCTCATGCTGATGTTGCTAGTGATAGTCAGCGAGTTATTGGTATTATGATTGATACTGAAACTGAACTTCATAAAAAGAATAAAGATTCTGAAGCTAGTTAAGTTTGTAGTGTAGACTCCCCGTAGAGGATGAGATAGTGCTGTTGAGCTTATTAAAGCTAATTCTCATTTGCTTGTCATTTTCTACATTTTCTTGCCATTTTGTTTATTGGGTTTGTTATAGTTAATAATGTTGATGATAATCATTCTCTACTCGGAGTTTATTTTATATATAAAGATATGGAAAGAACTGATATTTATTTTGTTGAAGATGATACATATTTCAATAATAATGTTGAAGGTGTTGAAATTCATGCAGAATGTCTAAGTCAAGATTTTGATGATATTGCTTGGGAACCAATAGTTGATGATAGTCCTATTGTTGACCCTGAAAATGATGTTTTTGGTTATTATGATTAAATAAATAAAATTATGGAAAATATTAATATTAAAGTTATTCTTAATGAAGTTTTTGGTACATCTTGTAATACTATTGCTTGTGATACCTGTAAATATAAAGAAGATTGTACTCTTATTAATAAATTCATTAATGATATTAAAGATAAAGGTTTATCTCCAGACCAATATGTTAGAGGTTTAGCTTTATTTGTATATGTTCTTAGAGAACAAAAATATATTAATGATTTTGGTAAAACTCAAGAAGATATTATTAAACTTGCTACTGAAGATGGATTTGAACTTGATTGGCTTATTAATCGTTGGGATAGTATAATTGAAGATAAAGATATTCTTAAACCTATTATTGCTGTTTTTCCTAAATATGCTAAAGATATGATTATTAATATTGTTAATGCTAATACTGAAATTAATCATTTTATAGCTCAACATATTATTGATACTTCTAATGTAGAATATAAGGAAATTATTAAAATGGTTAATCAATCTGTTGATAATAATAAACAAGATAATAAGTTTAAGAATATTAGTGATGATGAAATTTATGCTGAAATTAAACGTAGAAAAGCAAATAAATCTGCTAAATAATCCCACATAAAATTTTTGATTGTATTTCTAACACTATTGTCTGTGAAGATAATAGTGTTATTTCACTTGCTGATGATGGAGGAATTGAACTCCGAAACTATGATATTGTTATTATCCGTTTTAATTTCTAATTGTAACTTTTGTAATAGTACGGTCTGTGAAGATAGTGCTATTAATATTTATCATAGTCCAAGTGTTATATGTCATATTAATTTATTTTAATTTTTGGTATTAATAATGTCGTTATTACTGATTGTGAAATTAGTAATATTGTTCGTGTCAAACATTTCGTTTATATGATTTCGTATTTGTAGATTTGCCTAGTATTGTCTGTGAAGATAGTGCTAGGCTTTTTAGTATGTATATTATTAACTTTAAATATATAATTAAAATGGATAATTTTGATTCTCTTATTTTTGATGGTCTATTAGATAGATACATTGAAGAACAAGCTAAGTTTGAAAAAGGACAGGTAGTATATATGAAATATACTTATCAATATCATAATCAAACTAAACTTGGTGTTTGTGTTGGTATTGTGACTGAAGTTGGAGTTACTAAGGTTGAACGTACAATAGGTAATAATAAATATATTGATTATCCTATTGTATATACTGTAGCTCATGCTAAAGGTGTTAGTCGTTGTGTTAGTGAATGTAAACTTGGTTCTGTATCTGAACATATTCTTAAAGAACGTCTTAAACGTAATGGTAAGAATAATGAACAGAATAATGAGCCTGCTACAAATGACTAGCTATTTATGTTCATAACACATTCGTAGATATGATTCTTTTGCTCTCTGTTGAATTTTCATATATAATCTGATTAATCTATCACGATTAATATTGAGTTCAATACAGGGCAAAAGAACTAGCTAATAAATGTTAAACTAAAAATTTAATACAGTTTTATTATGAATTATGTTGCTTATAAGAATATTGATGGTACTATTACATCTGGATTTAAAGTTAAACTTTATGATATAGTTACTTTGAATACTGGCTATTGGAAAGATAAACTTGCTATTGTTTTATATATTAATGAAGATAGAAAACAAATTAAAGTTCGTATTATTGAATGTGGAATGGATTTAACTCTTAAAGTTAAAGATGTTCAATTTGTTAATCATAATAATAGAACTGCTGCTCGTTCTTATATTGATTTATGTAATAAACTATCTAAAGCCTTTCGTGATAAATATACTGATAAACAATATATAAAAGATAATTGGTTTATTGATGTATTTATGATTAATGACATAACAGCCGATACTCTTGCTAAAGCCACAGGACAATATATTACTAACAATAATGATAAGTATTCGGTTAGTGCTATTTTGTGGCTTACCGAGATTAAAGATTATATAGATGCTTTACTTAAATATGGTGATTTTGATTTTGTTGCTAAAGCATTTAAAATCTATAATATTACTGATACTAGATTTGAACTCATTCGTAAACTTTATCATTATTTCTATGATTGAAAATGTTTCTCATTTTATACTTGGTATGATATTTGGTTTATCTGTATATCTTTTTATAAGAATTACCATTGTTAGTAAAAAACTAGATAGACTTATTAGAGATATTAATGATACTCAAAATTGGATTAGAAAGATTCAAATTGATATTTGCGATATTAATAAACAATGGGAAGTTAAAAGAGATAGGGATAGAAATAGACTAGATAGAATTGAAGATAGGATTGGTAAACTTGCTAGTGATTTTAATGATATTATTAGAAAGAAAGTTTAATGACTAGCTTGCTTCCATCCTCTACGGGGGGTCGCCACGGAGCGTAGCGTAGTGGCTCTACTAATCTTACTATTATTGAACTTATTATAGTTTTAACTATTAAATATAATTGTTTTATTAATCTTTAAAAATGTAAAGTACTTATGAAAAAGTATGATGAAGTTTCTGTTGTTCGTCAACTTAATAATGTTGATGCTGTTATTGGAATCAATCCTGCTAGTAAAGTTATTAAAGTAGCTAAAAATAGCGCTATTGGTAATGGAACTAGTGGTAAGATTGATTTTCTTTCTCATTATTGTGGTTATCATGTTGAGATTGTTGATGTTATTCAACAACAAAAAGAACGTGATGAAGAGATTGCTGCTAAGAAAGCTGCTAAAAAGGCTGCTCGTAAAGCTAAGTTTGCAGAAGATAATACTTTTAAAGGTATTACTCGTGCTGTTGATAAACGTATGCGTACTATTAAAAGAAAGTAGTATGTTATGGTTAGCTTTAAATTCTCATTTGGAGTTGTAGGTAAATCCAAAGAGAAAGGAATAGTCAATAAATATGTTATTATAGTTGCTAAATGTGAAGGTATTATTAGATATATTGATGGTACTTATAAAGTAGAATATAATGGCAAGCTATATAGCATTACTGGTGAAAGTTACAGAACTAAAGGAAAGAAAGTTGTTTATGCTCGTCGATTAGATGAATATAATCATAGAATTAAAATTATAAGAGATAGTGAAAATAGAAAAACTGTTGACACTAGATTTTATATTCCTTTTGCTGCTGGACTTATAGCTAAAGGTAAAATTGTTAAAATGCCTTTTGCTAAGGAATTGTTTCATATTACTACGTGTTATAATCGTGGTGATAGTGAATCTACTATTTTAGCTTTTCAAGAATGGAAAGAATATGAAGATAAAGTTAAAAATAATCTTATTGATGTAAACAACGAATTGTAATGATTGGTAATCTTAATATTGCTAATAGTAATAGAAAAGATACTAACATTAAGTTTACTAAAGACCAAGAAATAGCTGTGCATGAACTTATTGAGTTTCTTGCACAGCCTTGGGATGATAAGAAATATATTAATGCTCTTTGTGGTGCTGGAGGTACAGGTAAGACATTTGTTATTAAATATGTTATTAATAATTGTAAATGGTCTGGTGGTGTTATAGGTTGTGCTGCTCCTACACATAAAGCTTGTAGAGTTCTTAGTAATTCTATTGGTGGAAAAGAAGTTAATACAATTCAATCATTGTTTGGTTTTAGACTTGATGTTAATATTGAAAATTTTGACCCTGAAAATCCTGCCTTTAATCCTGTTGGAAAAGATAAACTAGATGGTCTTAAAGTTTTAATTATTGATGAAGCTTCTATGCTTAATGCTAAACTTGTTAAGTATATTAGTAATAAATGTAAGAAGCTTCAAATTAAAGTTATAATGCTTGGTGACTCTAGTCAGCTTCCACCTGTTAATGAGAAAACTAGTCAAGCTTTTCTTATTGCTAGTAATACTTATTATCTTAAAGAAGTTGTACGACAAGGAGATAATAACCCTATTAGTAAACTTCTTAAACTTCTTCGAGAAGATATAGATAATAAGAATGGATGGAGATTTCTTGATTATATATCTAAAAATAGACAAGATTATAATGAAGAAACTAAAGGATTTTATGTTTGTGGTCAAACTGAATTTTCTGATTTAATTGATACTTGTTTTAATGATGAAGAATATACTAAAAATATTGATTTGTATCGTATTATAGCTTATACTAATAGTCGTGTTGCACAATGGAATAATCATGTAAGACATATGATTATTCAAGATGCTGATAAAAGTCTTATTACTCGTAATGATTTAATAATGAGTTATACTACTGTTGTTAATGTTTTTAATGATATTATTATAAACAATAGTGAAGAATATATTGTTAAAGATATTGTTGATACAATTGATAATGATTATGAGTTTAAAGGATTTCTTATTAAGTTTCAAGCTATTCATGGTGGTGCTATAACTCAACCTTTATTTGTTATTGACCATTATGATAACTATACATTTCAGATGTATTATAAGAAGTTGACTAGTCTTATTGATGATGCTAAAAAAGCTAGTAGTTCTGAACGTGGAAGTAAATGGAAACAGTATTTTGATTTTAAACGTAAATATCTTATAGCTTCTAATATTACGAATAGTAATGGTAAGATTTTATTTAGTAGAGATTTAGATTATGGCTTTGCAATTACTTCTCATAGAGCACAAGGTTCTACTTATAAAAATGTATTTGTAGATATTAATGATATGATTTATGATAAATATGGTCATCCTTATACTAATAGAGATGAAATGCTTCGTAGATTATATGTTGCTTGTTCTCGTGCTAGTAATCAATTAGTATTATCTTATGGCAAGTAAAACTGTTGACGAATATCCTGATTGTGAAAGATGTCCAAATCGTATATTTAATACAGGTAAATATATACAAGGTGGTAGAGGAAGTATTCATGGAGATATTGTTTTCCTATTTCCTAGAGGTGATAGAGTTTATTGTGATGATTATCAATTATTTACTGATATTGGTAATCTTTACGATGAATACTCTGGACGAAATAATACCGAAGATGTTTATATGACTTATAGTATTAAATGTGCTTGTTCTAATAATTATAATACTTATCTTACTGCTGTTGATAAATGTCGTAATATTCTATGGAAAGAATTAGCTAGAATTAATTATAAATATCTATTTATATTTGGTGATGCTTATCGTAGTATTAGCGATAATCCTATTCCTAGATTTATAGCTACTGGTGGTAAATATGTATTTAGTAATTATTCTCCTCTTATTAAATTTAAAGATAATAATCTTTATCATATATTTAAACAGCGTTTTGCTGATGATATTAATTGGGTTAATGAAAATAGAAATAATTATGGCATAAATTTTATAAATGATTAATTGTATAGCTTATGATGTCGAAGTATTAAGAAACTTCTTCTCTATTACTTTTGTTAGCATTAATAGCTATCTTAAAGTTTTTAAAGATTGTGTTGATAGTAATGGAAAAGCTATTCCTTTAGTTCAAAAGCTATCTGTTGAAGAAATTAAAGCTCGTCTTGAAACTGTTGAAAAATATAAATTTTATATAACAGATAAAGACGATAGTCAATTACTTTCTATGATAGGTTATATTAATAAGACTAGATGCTATAAAGATTCTAATGGAAATATTATTCGTACTGACTTGTATGGATTTAATAATTTCAATTATGATAATCTTATGATTGCTGCTTTACTTAGTTTTTATATGCGTACGAATAGTACGAAAGAACTTATTAATAAGTTATATGAAACTAGTAAAACTATTATTTCTAGTCAAGATGATAAAGATAAATTTAAAACTGATTTTTATCTTAATAGTCTTAGAAAATATAAACTACCATTTACAGGTGTTGATGTAATGCGTATATTTGCTCTTAATAAAGCAAGTGTAGTTGTAGATAGTAAAACAGGTGAACGTAAACCTGTTCCTAAAGGTTTAAAGCAAACTTCTATTAATCTTCAATGGTATGAACTTCTAGAATATGAACTTCCTGACATTAATGAAAAAGAAGCTGAATTATATAATGAAATTCCTAATCTTAAAGGAATGAATATTAATCAGCTTAATAAACTAGTTGATAAATGGGATAGATTTATTCTTGACGAATATATTGAACCTATGATGTATTATAATCTTAATGATGTTTTTATTGTAGCTGAAATAGTTCGTCTTTATCCAGAAGAAATTAAATCTCGTTATGCTATTAGTAAAGCATATGATGTTGATGTTCTTAATTCTAGTCGTAGTAAAACTGCTGATATTCTTTTTGAGAAATTTTATAGTAAATTTAGTGGTCTTGCCCCTGAACAATGGAAAGGTAAGAAAACTGAAAGAACTGCTATGAGTTTTAAAAAAGTTATTTTTCCTTTTATTAAGTTTAAAACTAAAGAACTTCAAGATTTACTTGATAAACTTTATAAAACTACAATTTATAGAGTTAATAAAGATGCCTTTAGTGAGAATGTTAAAATTGGAGATATAACTTATACTCTTGCAACTGGAGGTTTACATAGTCAAGATGTTCCTATGGAGTTATATTCAACTACTCCTTATGGTGATTACTTAACTCCATCCTTCACGGGGGGTAAACCTTTTACCATTTATCATTTTGATGTTGCTAGTTTTTATCCTAGCATAATAGGTGTTCATAAAGTTGCTCCTGCTCATATTGATACAAATGCTTTTTGTAATTTAATTAGTTGGATGAAACAAAAACGTGTTGATGTGAAACATAGCGAAGAAGAATACATAGATGGAATTGCTAAAGATATTCTTGCTTTAGTTCTAAAGATTGTCATAAATAGTATTTATGGTAAACTTGGATTTGAAAAAGGAGATTTATATGACCGTCTTGCTGTTCTTAAAGTTACTGTTAATGGACAACTTATGCTTCTCATGTTATGCGAAGCTCTTGAACTAGATAATATTCATATTATTAGTGCTAATACTGATGGTATTATGGTAAAAGTTTATACTAGTCAAGAAGATAAATTTAAAGAAATTACTACTTGGTGGCAAAATATTACTGGAATGCAAGCAGATAGTGATGTTGTTCATAGTCTTATAGCTCGTGATGTTAATAATTATATTACTCAATTTAGGTCTAAAGGTAAACTTAAAATTGAATCTAAAGGTGCTCTTAATCCTATGATGTATTCTTTAGATTTAACTAAAGGTTATTCTATGCCTATTGTTGCTCAAGCTATTGAAAACTATTTTCTTAAGAATAAACCTGTGATGGATACTCTTCAAGAAGCTACTAATATTCTTGACTTTTGTCTTACTCAAAATGTAGGTAGACAATTTCATGTAGAAGAAACTAAGATTGAAAATGGGCAAGTTACTCATGTTGTTTGTCAAAGATATGTTAGATTTTATGTTTCTAATAGAGGTTATATTATTGAGAAAGTTCATAATGATAATGGTTCTCGTAGTAGAATGGCGGCTGGTTCTGTTGTAACGGTTATTAATAGTCTTGATGATAAAGATATTTCTCTTAGAGATATTAATTTTAAATTTTATTATCAAGAAGCTATGAAAGTTATTAATCCTATTAAACTTAAGATTTCTCCTAAAGGAAAAGGTAAAAGTAAAATTAAAAAATATAGCGGTATGTATAATCCTATTTTTAATGAAGATGATTTTGGATGAGAAATATAGTTGAAGAAACTTATGATAAACTAATTAACAAATGGGGTTCTAAAGAATATAAAGGTATTGGAACTATTAATTGTGTTCCTCCTATTGATTATTGTGAAATTATAAGTAGAATTATTAGTCTTATGCGAAATAAGAATGATAATATTAAAATACTTATTGTTACAGATAATTGGAAAAGAAGAACTGAAATTGTTGATAGTCTTAAAAATCATAATATAAATATAGATACTATTAATATTCTTACTCATACTTATGTTAATAGTAGATATAATTATAGTTATGATATTTCTATTGTTGTTGGAGTTAACGAATGGAATTTATCTTGTAATACAGTTTTTAATCATGCTAGATTTAAACTTATGATTCTAACTGAAAAAACTATTGATACTTCTAAGTTAACTAAGATTTATAATAATATTCCACCTATTAATAATATTCTAAATTCTAGTGGTATGCGAGCCATACTCCCCGTAGAGGAACATAGAGAGCCAATTCTATTTGTTAATCAAGATGATATTGCTAATTATGATAAATATACTGAATTTATTACTCAGACTATTCAAGTATTTGGTAATCTTGATAATATTAAATGTGCTCGAAATGGTACACAAGATGGACGTAGTGCTATGCAATATATTACAGAAATAGCTGAATATAATGGATGGAGTGCTGATATGGATATGACTAATCCTTTTAGCAAACAAATTGATGAATGTTATAATCCTCTTGTTCTTGCTGAACGAGTTAAGACTTTTTATAATATTGTTCGTGAACGTATGCTTATATGTTCTGATAATGTTTGTAAGCTAGAAAGAATAGTTGAAATTATTAAAGATAATCCTGACAAACGATTTCTTATTATTAGTAAGAGAGGTGAATATGCTGCTACTGTAACTAAATATATTAATGATAAACTAGGTGAAATTTGTGGTGATTATCATGATAAGATTGAAGATAAAGTTCTAGTTGATGATAATGGTATTCCTATTTTGTATAAGACAGGAAGCAAGAAAGGACAGCCAAGAATCGTCAAATCTAAGGCTATTTCCACGCTGAATTTGAAGTCTTTTAATGATGGCTTATTAAGAGTATTATCTATAAAAAATAATTCAACTGACAGTCTAGAAACAAGCGTAGACGAATGGATTTTGACTTCATCTCTATGTGATACCATAGATGAACTTATTTATCGTTATAATAATGTTAATTGTAGTCAATCAAAACTTAAAGTACATAAACTTTATATAGCTGATACTATCGAAGAAGCAAGTCTTAAAAAGGAAAAGTTGTCAGCTAACCATGAAGTTATACAGAATGTTAATTCTAATATTAGTGCTCAAAATTTTGATGATATTATTTGCTAGTATAAATATAATAGTTACATTTGTTGTGTAATCAAAATCGCTCTTTGATAGAATGGACGAAGATAAAGAAGTTAAAGTTAATGATGCTGCTGTTGCTGTTAGTAATAGTGGTATTGAAAAACAACATGGTGTTCAACATTCTGTTGCTCCATATCAGCTTAATTATATGAGTGAAGCTGAAATTGCAAGTCTTGAAGTATTTATCAAACGTGTTATGCGTAGTGATAAATGTGGTATTAAGTCTGTTGAAGATGGTCTCGCTATTGCAATGAGAGCTAAAGACCTTAGACTTCCATTTTCTACTTGCATTGAACATATTCATGTAGTTCAAGGTAAAACAGGTGTTGATGTTCACATTATTAAGGCATTACTTGTCAAAGGCAGCGTGAGTTGGGAAAAAGTAGATAATTATCGCGCTCTGTACGAATATACAGATGGCTTTAATGCTTATGATGAAGATAAACTTCCATCTGACTGTATTAAGTGTCTTACTCCCAAAGAGGCACAAACTAAAAATGCAGAAGATAAAGACCATGAACACCTGTATGTTTATCCTGTTAAATACTATAAAGATTATAATGGTAATGTATATAAAGAATATCAACTTAATGGTAAGTTTGAAATAGCTACTAATACTAATGAAGCTAAACAAATTGCTTCTACTGGTAAAGTTCCTGTTTATAGAATACCTGCTGTTCCTATTGATTATATTACTAGTTATCGTTTTTATCGTAAAATTGGAGAACGTAATATGGTTGCTACTGGTGAGTTTACTTATAAAGATGCTATTGTTGCTGGATGTTTTGAAAAAGATACTTATAAAAAATATCCTAAAATAATGATAAGTCATAGAGCATTTGTTTATGGTGCTCGTGAAATTGCTAATGATTTAATTATGGGCTGTTTAAGCACAGAAGAATTAAAGACTATGCAAGGTATTGATTTAAGTAATGAAGATATTATTGATATTACTGAAATTCAATAACATAAACAAACTAGAGAAATTATTATTAAACAAAACAGTCGTATGACTGATATTATTCACTTTTAAATTACAAAAATTATGAAAGACTTTAAGAAAGGTTTGAGTTTTGGTATGGGTATCGTTAATGCTGGTCAAAGAGCAGTTAGTGAAGAACCTGAATTGGTAGTTGTTTCTACTCCCGGTAGTTTCCGTATGACTGCCCAAGTTTCTAAAGCTCTCGGCATTGCTCATGGTGAATATGTAATGTTCATTAATAACTGTGCAAACATTGATAATGCTATTATCAATAAAGTACCCGAAGTTGTTGCTTTCTGTGAAGAACAAGGTTTGGATATTGATTCTCCCGAAGCTGCTATGGCTGTTCATGCTGAATTTGATATTTGGGCTTTGGCTAAAGGTATTGCTGAATTAGACAAGAATGGTAATCCTTGTACTACTCGTGTTCGTATGACTAAGAATGATAAAGTTAAGTATGTTAATACTTACTTCCAAGAAACTCTTGAAGGTGCTTTATCTTCTTCTAATGAAGAACTTAAAGCTGCTCTTACACGTGAAGGTATTACAGAAGATGAACAAAAAGAACTTTTGATTAGTTGTATTCAAGGTGATGAAGTTGCTAAGATTAAAGGTTCTAAGTGTGCTAATACTGCTGCCTTGTCTGGTATTGGTGTAACTCTTAACTTTACTGATTCTAATGTTTGGAAACAGTTGAAAGCTGATATGACTGATGAAGAAGCTACTTCTAAGAATCGTGTTTATACAGTAGATATTGATAACTTGCAAGAAGCTGTTGTTAATAACGGTCATAAAGATATTGTTGTTAAGATTGCAATGCTTACCGAATATAAAGATGAAGAACCTATTCGTATCGGTAAGAAAACTGAAAAAGAAGAAACTGCTGAATAATCAAATCTTCGTCCTAGAAATATAGTATCTTGAACATAGAGCTGCATTGTTAGTATTGCTAATAGTGCAGCTCTTATTTTATCTAATAATTCTTTTAATTACTTTAATTATGTCGACAGAAAAAGAAATTAAGAATGAAGCTACTGTTGTAGCAAGTGCTGAACAAACTGCTAATGCAGAAGTACAAACTCCTAAAAAACGTAGAGGTAGAGGTATTAATAACGATTTACGTGATGTAACTCGTAAAAAGTTTGATGAACGTACTGATTGCAACAAAGCTAATGGCTTGTTTGTTGGTCATCTTGAAGATGTTAAAGTTGATTGGGCTACATTGAAAGATGATGTTCAAGGTATGCCTTCATTTGCTGGTATGAGTATTCCTTATCTTACATTTACTTTTGCTAGTAATCATGAAAATATCAATGAGCGTCGTTATGTAACTCAACGCCTTCTTCCTGCTGAAAGTAATGTTGAAACTATTCCTGGTGGTAAAGGTGCTTGGAAAGTTGATAACATTTTCCGTTTTATGAAACATATATATAATGTATTTGTTCTTAAAGGTCGTGATTTAACAGAAGAAGAAATTGATGCTCTTACTTTACCTTTTGAAGATTTTGATGAAAATATGCAGTATGTACCTGTTGAAGCTGAAGAAGTTATAGCTGGTTATAAGACTGTGTTTGAAAATTATGTTAAGCTACTTAATAATAATGGAAAACCTGTTTATAATGATGCTAAAGGTAAACCTATTACTATTTGGATGAAGCTTCTTCGTTTTGTTAAGAATGATGGTAAATGGCGTGCTGTTGTTGGAAGTAAATCTTCATTTGGTGATTTAGGATTTCCTACATTTATCAATGATGGAGTTATTGAACTTTATAAAGAACAATCAGCTCCTAGTCTTCATATTGACCCTTATAAAGAAAGTATTGTTTATCAAAAATCTGCCGAACAAGCTAAACAGCCAAATGTTGCTATGCCTGGTGTAGGTGTAATGCCTGGTGTTCAAACTGCTGCTCCTATGAATCCTGTTGGTGGATTTAATGGAGGTGGAGATTTTAGTCCATTTGGCGGTGGTAATGATGCTGCTGGTGCTTTTGTTAATCCAACAGAAGATTTACCATTTTAAAAAATTAAAGTTAGTTAAATAGTTGTATGTAAGAGGATTGGGTACTATTTTAGTGCCTAATCCTCTTTTTTTATATGTTCACGATAAAGGTCAAATTAGAAATATTATGAAAAGAAATATTAATAATACTATTTTAACTAAAGATTATATTTTCTCTAAAGTTAGTCAAATAACTATTTTTAGTACCTATACTGGAATTAGTGTTGAAGATATACAACATTGTATAGATACAGGAGAATTTATATCTAGTCCTTTTCGTGAAGATACTCATCCTAGTTTTGGTTTTAGATACGATAATAGGAATAAACTTAAAGGAAGAGATTTTGCTGGATATTGGTGGGGAGATTGTATAGACGCTGCTGCAACTGTACTCTCTGAAATTGTTCATAAGCAAATTGATATTTCTATTAAAAGTCAATTTCTATTTGTTCTTAAACATATTGCTTATACTTTTAGAAATATTATTTATGGACAAGATAAAGATGAAAACAACGATTATAGTATTACTAGGGCTATTAGTAATGTACGTAATCATAAACCTATTATTGAACTTGTTACTCGTCCGTGGAATAATTTAGATGCTAAGTATTGGGGACAATTTGGTGTTAATCTTAATTTTCTTAATACTCATTTTGTTTATCCTGTTGACCAATTTTATATTAATCGTTCTACTAATCCTATTCCTAAATATTTTTACGATAAAGATAAAACAGATTTATGTTATGGTTACGTTCTTGGACAAGATAAAAGAGGAATAGTTAATGTTAAATTATATTTTCCTAATAGAAATAAGAAAACTGAAGTTAAGTTTATAACTAATAGTAATACTATTGAAGGAATTATTAATCTTGAATTAGATAATTATGACATCATTATTATAACTAAATCTACTAAAGATAGATTAAGTCTTGAATGTTATCTAAAGAGTATTAATCATTCCATCCTCTACGGGGGGCCTACCCTTGAATCTAAGACTATTGGTGTTGTTAATATTCCACATGAAACTTATAAACTTCGTCAAATTGAATATGATTGGCTTCGTAGTAAACTTAATCGGAATGGTTTTCTTATTAGCCTTATGGATAATGATAGAACTGGTCTTATGGAAGCTGTGATTCTTAAGAATGATTATGATATTATACCTATTATTATTCCTAAAGAACTTGGCGTTAAAGATTTTGCCGAATTGAGAAGTAGTTATTCTACAAATGTTATTAATGAATTAACTCAACAAGTTGTTAAATATATAGAAGATAATTATGGAGAAGAAACTGAATTTACTTGGGATACGGAAGAAAGTAATACTTTGCCATACTAAAAGTCTAGCTGGTGTTACATATACTGTTATGCGTCCAATTACTGAAGAAGATGAACAAAATCTTGATAAATTTGAATATCTTAATATAGATAATAAACATATTGATAAAAAAGATATTTATTGTTATGGAGAAATTAATCTATCTTCTAATGATGACGTTGAATATATCAAAAAGTTTAGCTTACTTGATACTGATAATGGTGGAACTGTTCATAGTAATTTTAATTATCAAGAAGGTTATGCTCTTGTTGAAGGAATAGCTAAAACTTATCCTACATTTGATATTATTGAATGGTTTAAATATAATCATTGTCTTATAGGTAAACCAACTCGTATTATTATTTATAAATGTAAGAAAGAAAATCTATGATAATAAAAGGATATGAAGAAAAGCTAGATGATAGAGATATTAGATATATTAATTATGTTATTGATAAATCTACAATGGCTGATGCAATTGAATCTTATATTAAAGATTTAGATTGTACTACTATTTATCCTGATGGTTCTCGTCCTAGACAAACTATTAATTATGGTTATCGTATTACTCTTTCTAGTATTGAATATATTCTTGATAAACTTTATCTTGTTCTAGAACATCATCCAGAAAAAGCTCAAAGTTATATTGATTATCGTAATAGTATTATTAAAAGAATTATTGATATACATGAAAAAAATCTTGATTTCGAGAGAAGAAACCCAGTACGATATTATAGTAAAGAACCAAGGAAACGCGCTAGAAGTGCTAGCAGAGTTAATCAATCAAAAGATGTCTTTACAGGTCAACCCATTGATGTTAGCACCGGTATTGCAAAGGCTATTAAGCCTAAAAAGGAAACGATTGCTCAGCGTAAAGCTAAACTTCTAGGTGGTAAAGCTGTTAGTTTTGCATTTAATGGTTTAAAAATAAGTGAACATAATGAATAAACTTTATCGTAGAAATAATAATGGTGCGCCTACTGTTTGGTGGGCTGAACTTGACAGTGGTACTAATAGTATCACTGTTTTTTATGGTCTTGTTCGAGGTAATATTCGTAAAGAAGTTTATGCTGTTACTCAAAAAGATGGTCAAAAAGAACTTGAAAGTAGATATAATGATAAGATTAAACAAGGATATACATATCTTAATGAACTTTGTGATATGCAGGGTTTACCCCCCGTGGAGGATGGAGATAATGATACTCTATTTAATTTTCTAAATACTTATCTACCTAAAGACCTTAGTAATGGAAACAGTAATCTTTTACTTCCAATGCTTGCTAAAACGTATAGTGGTAATGTTTGGAAAAAAGTCAGTTGTATGTATGGTCAGTATAAGATTAATGGTCTTCGTTGTATTGTTACTGCTTATACTCAAAATGATATGTTTAAACCTATTAGGCTTCGTTTCCAAAGTCGTGAAGGTCTTACTTGGCATACTCTTAGCTATCTTGAAGATTATTTGCTTGCTACTATTAATACAAATATTATCGACGATATGATTAATGGATTCGCAGCACTTGATGGTGAAGTTTATCTTCCGGGTTATACTGTTAATCAAATTAATCATTTTGTTAAAGATGCTAATTGTGTTGAAAATAAACTTCTTCAGTTTTGGTGTTATGATATTATGATGGAAGGTGACCAAGCTCATAGAAATATGTATCGTTATCATATTAAAAAGCCTACTTCTTTTAATAATATTGAAGAACATTATAATAATAAAGAGCGATTGATTATTCTTCCTAGTATATATATTAATAATAATGATAAAGCTATTAAAGCTAGAAATAATTTTATTAATATAGGTTTTGAAGGTCTTATACTTCGTAATACTGAAACTGATTATCAATACGGTAGACGTAGAGCTAATTATATGGAGAAGTTTAAAGATGCTACTGAAGGAGATTTTATAATTATTGATATTTATAAAGAAAAGAAACGTGATTTACCTATTCTTCTTTGTAAAAATGATATTAATGATGAAAAGTTTGAAACTCGTTTAAGTGTTAGTCATATTGTTCAACAAGAAGTTTTATTCGATTCTCAATCTTATATTGGTAGAACTGTTCATATAGAATATGGCGAACGAAGTGGCGTTGCTAGAGTTCCATTTCATATTAAAACTGTTGTTATAAATGGAGATACTAGATTATAATGTAATTAGAAATAATAATTTTGATAGAACTAAATCTTATTTTAGTTGTTATTATAAATCTATTATTCTGTTTACTGATTATGATGCTAAAAGTTATAATTTTGCTGTTAGATATAATGATATAACTAAAAGTAATGAACTTTATGTGATTTTATATAATGATAATAGAATTAATAATAGTGTTCCTATTATTCGAGATGCTAATACTGGATTTAAGTTATATATTCCTAATATAGTTATTAGACTTCTCGATACAAGATTGCGTAATGCTTTTGTTGTGTCTAAAGATGATTTTAATATTAATGTTAAGTTTGTAGAAGGACGTAATGATTTTTGTATTATTTATCATATAGATATTGAATAAGGTGAAGCCTAGTACACAATATGATGTGCTAGGCTTTTCTGTTTTACATGGGTGTAAAATTGTATATGACACGCTCGTAGACATGATTCTTTTTGCCTGTATTCAATTTTATATATCAGAATGATTAATCTATCACGATAAAATTTGCGTGTCATGGTGAGCCTTAAAATGCGTCATTCTCACTATGATATTTAACATTAAATTCAGTATCATATTTACTAGTAAATTCCTATTATATTTTTATATTTGTCTTGATAAACAAAAACAAATTACTATGAGTATTAATAAAGTTTCTATTGTTGGTATTAAAGGATTTAAAGGAAGTGGTAAAGATACAGTTGCTTCTATGATTAGTTATATTCTTCATGATGGTATTATGAAAGCTAATTATGATACTTGGCTTCTTTATCATAAAAATGAGTTTGTTGAAAATGATGAAATAATTATTCATTTTGCTGATAAACTTAAAGATGATATTGCTGCATTTTGTAATATTGACCGTAAACTTCTTGATAGGCAAGATATTAAAGAAGAAAATTATTATAATTTTAAAACTGGTATTGTTTCTACTAATATCAAAGATGCATATAGAGTTATTAATAATATAGGGGAATTTAATTATGATAATTTATCTTCATTTCTTTCTTTAAATAATAATATTTCTATTAAAATTAGAGTTCTTCTCCAATATTATGGTACTAATGTTATTAGAAATCATTTTTGGCACAATGCTTTTGTTCATTATACTATTAATAAAGCATTTGATATTAGAAATAAACTAGGTCAATGTATTATTGCTGATGCTAGATTTGATAATGAATGTAATGTTATTAAAGTATGTGGTGGAAAAATAATAAGAGTAGATAGAAGAGTTAATAATGATAATCATGAAAGTGAACAAATAAAAATTTGTGATGATGATTATGTTATTGATAATACTGGTACTCTTGTTGGTCTTTTCTATAAAGTTCTTAAATTTGTAACTGATTATATGGTATGAAATTACATCCTATTTTTGGTATAAATGCTCTTGCTAGAGTTTGTATATGTTGTGGTAAAGTTATTGGTTATACTCCGCTTGGAAATTCTGTTGAAGAAGATGCTAGTAAGAGTAAACAAATAGCTGAAGCTATTGTATGTAAAGAATGTATAGATAAACTTGATAGTGAAACTTGCTTTATAGCTTGTGACATGGATAAAGATAATTATATAACTGCTACTTATGATACTTTATGGATTAGAAATAAAGGTCTTAAAGAGTTTTTTAAAGAGCTTGATTCTATACAGCCTATTAATATTATACCTAAAGAACATTTTTATAGTATATTTGGAAATGTAATTAAAGATTTTTATAATAATAAAGAAGATGAAAATAATTGAACCAAAAGTTGAACTTTGGCAACAAGGAGATGATTCTAAAGCTCATGTTGCTAGATGCGCAAGAGTTTGTTATGGTAGAGCAACAGGTAATGATGAAGCTACTATTAAACGACTTATTAATGATGAACATTGGAGTATGTTTCGTCATGGAACTTATTATATAATAGCTAATGATAGTGATAAAACTTTAGAAACTATTATTATTAATTATGCTAATACTATTGGTTTTAGTTATCATTATGAAAAACATGTTTATTATATAACTGTTAATGGTAATTGGGTTTTAGACCATAAAACACAATTTGGTTATCTATCTAAATATATTGTTCCTATTGAAGATTTTCGTAATACTGAAATAGGATTTCATATGATGAGATATACTTTTTGTGTTGATACACAAATTAGTACTTCTCGTGAATTAAACCGCGTTAGTCCTAATAGTATTGCTGAAAAATCAACTAGATATGTTTATGAAGATGGAAGTATTTGTAGACCCCATTGGATAAGCAAAGAAGAAGCTGAATTATTTAATAATGATAATAATATTATTTTAAATGAAGCTATAAATGCTGATTTAAATGAAGCTATAAATGTTTATCTTAATGGATGTAAAAGAGATTTTGAAGAATATAAAATTCTTGTAGATAAATATAAAATTCATCGTCAAGATGCTCGTGGTAAACTTCCTCTTGATACTGCTACTAGATGTATTTATACATATTCCGTAAGAGAATGGCGTCATATTATTGATTTACGTTATTATGGTATTACTGGTACTCCTCATCCTAATTGTATTATTATAGCTGGTATGATTAGAAATAATTTAATGGAACTTGGATATGACTTCAGAGATTGATAAACTTAAACATTTTCATATTGAAGATTATAGTGGTATTTATTTTACTGATGAGTTAAATGCCGGTGAAGAATTTCTTTATACTACAATTGGAATTAAAGATGATAAAGAAGTAACATTTCTATGTAAATATGTTAAAAATAAACATATTGAGGCTTGTCCTAATTGTGTATTTAATAACTATTTTTGTCATGGTCTTTTATGTAATATTGTTGTTCTTAAAGTAGTTAAAGATGAAGAAATGAGAAATAATAAATAAATTATTAACTATTTAAATATTAAAGTTATGGGAAGAAGATTTTATGGTTTTAATAACCGTTTTAGAACTACTAAAAATACAGAAGCTATTGTATTTGAAAATGGTGGATTTGTTGGTAATCTTGGTTTAGTAAAAAAACTATGGAAGAAATATACTGAAGCTATTTATAAATATAGAACTAATACAGGTAAAATGACTGCTAGTGATTATACTCATTTATTTGGTTATTTAAATCCTTATTATCGTTCTGCTTATAATATACCTAAACGTAGAAAATAATGGCAAATATTTATAATATTACTGCTGAACTTGAGGATATATTTCTTGAGTTAGAAGAAAATGGAGGTGAATTAACTCCTGAACTTGAAGAACGCCTTGCTATTACACAAGATAATCTTAAATCTAAACTTGATGGTTATCGTAAAGCATATACTGTACTTAATCTTGAAGCTGAATCTTGTAAAAAAGAAGAGCAACGATTAGCTGTTCTTCGTAAAACTAAAGAAAACAATGCTGAAAGACTTAAAGGAGTTATGCTTGATGCTGTTATTGCTTATGGAGATTTAGGTAAGTCTGGTAATAAAGTTATTAATTTAGTTGATAGTAAACTCTATACTAAAAATAGTAAATGTGTTGAAATTGATGAAAATCTTAATCAAATATTTATTGATTTAGTTCTTGAACATTTACAATCTCTTTGGGATAATGATATGATTGATGGTAATTTCTCATTTAGTAGAGATGTTCTTCTTGAACAAATTAATGATAAATTTACTGAAAAATATCCTGAACAATCTGCTAGACTTAGAGAAGAAACTGGAGGTTATTTTACTCTTGATGATTTAGATTGTATTAAAGTTAAATTTGAAATTGAAAAGCCTATTGGTGATTTAGCTAATAAAATTAATTTTGATTTACTTAATACTTTCTTTAATCATCAACATGAAATGACGAGAAGTAGTAGTATTAATAAAACTACTATGAAGAATATTCTTAATGACGGTAGAGATATTAGTATAGCTAAACTTGTTGAAAATACTAGTCTTATTATTAAATAACTTAGTTATACTCCCCGTAGAGGATAGAATTAAGTTCATCCTCCACGGGGAGTCAACACTACTAATCTTGTTAATTATGGAACTAGAAGAAAAAGTAAGAGAATTAATAAAATGGTATATGGATACTTATGGTGTTAATAAAAACCAAGCTGTTAGAGATATTGAAAGTGTTATGTTACGTATAAGTCATAAATAATATGTATAAAGTAAAAGGTAAACCTTGGGCTTATTCTGGTGCTATTGATGTATCAGATTGTGCTACTGCTAAAGAAGTTATGCTTAAAGCTGGACTTAATTTTAATGTAGCTAAATGTGAACTAGTTGGTAAAATGCCTATTAAACTTACTGGAACTGATGAAGAACTTGACCGAATTATTAAAGAACAAAAAGAAGGCGCTCATGTTTTTGGTACTGACATTTATCGTAAGTGTGATAATGCCTTTGCTACCTATCGTACTGATTTCAATATTCCTTTAGGTGTAGTTAAAAGCAAATACACTATTGTACAAAACAATGATGCTTTTAATTTCTTTGATGGTGCTATTGGTAAAAATTCTGCTATTTGGCAAACTGCTGGATTTTGGGGAAATGGTGAGAGAATATTTGTAAGTGCTAAACTTCCTAATAATATTCTTGTTAAAGGTGACCCTGTTGAAAATTATCTAGTATTTACTAATACTCATGATGGTAGTGGTGGAGTTAAAATTTTATTTACTCCTATTAGAGTTATTTGTCAAAATACTCTTAATGCTGCTATTCGTACTAGTAGTAATTATGTTAGTTTTCGACATACCAATAGCGTTCATAATAAGATTTCTGTTGCACAAGAAATACTTGGAATTAGTAAAATTAAATCTGAAGAATTTGGTCAATATTGTAATTTACTTGCTGATATTAAGGTTACTGACGAAGATGTAATCCAATTTATTGGAGAAAATATTCTTACTGAAGATGAAATTCAACGTCTAAAAGATACAGGGCATACTATTAAAGATATTGCTTATCGTAGTGGTTTAGCTTTAACTGATAGTAAAATAAGTAGTAGAAAAATGAATGTTATTTCTGATACTTATAGTTATTATTTTGATGGTCCAGGTCAAAAAGATATTCTTGGTACAGCTTGGGGTGCAGTTAATGCTATTAGTGGATATTATTCTAATATAGATAATATTGAAGGTACTAAGCGATTTGATAGTATTTGTTATGGTGATAAATCAAGAAAAATAGAAAATGCTTTTGCACTTGCAGAAGCTCTTTAATTTAATAATTTAATTATATATGGAAGTAAAAGTATTTAAACTAAAAGAGATTAAACTTCTTAGTGGAGATGTTGTAGATGTAGAACAGTATTGTAATGTTCAACCTATTTTACCTGCTTATGGTAAAGAAGGTGATGCTTGTATGGATGTTTATCCTATTCATTATGAATATGATAGAGATAAAGATAGACATATTTATCATACTGGTTTAGCGTTTAATATTGGAGATGATGCTAATGGTGAACCTAATGAAATGTCTTTACGTCCTAGAAGTAACCTTACTAAATCTGATTTTTATATGCCTAATGCTCCTGGTACTCTTGATTGGGGTTATCGTGGAGAACTTCTTATTATTTTTAAGAATCGTACTTCTAGAGATTTAGTTCATGCTGTATCTACTCTTGCTGAAATAGTTGATAAACTTAGAGAACATATGCATTTACCTGATAGTATGGTTGGTAATGCTAGACTTAAACTTAATAATGTTAGAGCTACAACTACTAATATTCTTGGTAAACTTTCTACTCCTCCATATAATTGTGATGGTAAAGATAGATGTTGTCAACTTATTATTAATAGTGCTCAGAGAATTACTTGGAAAGAAGTTAAATCTATTGAAGAATTAGGAGAAAGTGAACGTGGAAACAAAGGATTTGGAGAAGGAACAGGAGGAGCAGCTAAAGCTTAAAGTTGGTGCTCGTTATATTCATAATAAAACGTCTAATGAATATACAATTATTAGTATTACTAAAATGAAACATCCAGATACAGGTGAATGGATTCCTGCTGTTATTTATAAAGTTGATGGACTTGAACCTTTATGGTGTAGAAGTATTGAAAGTTTTAAAAGTCATTTTAGCGATGCTAAAGTTGAAGGTAATGAAGTTTATCTATGAAAAAGTTAATCTTGTTTTATTTACCTGATTGCAATGTTAGTAAACTTTTTGAAGAAAGGCTTCATAAAGCTCTTGCTCTTCCTGAGTTTGCCGGTAGGTTTAATCTTATTAGGTATAATCTATATACTGATACTGGTAGACAAGAAGCGCGTAGTATTGGTATTAGTGATGCTCCTACTGCTTATTGTAATGGTGATATTCTACATGGTGTGCAAAGCGATTACACTATTAGAAAGTATCTTCGCAAGCTGCTAGGAAAGTAATAGATATGATTCTTTTGCCCTACATTGAATTTTAATTGTTATTGTGATTAATCTATCATAACATGAATATCATTCAATGTGGGGCTTTAAAATAGCTAATTTTATAAATTCTCATTATATTATACAAATACTATGGTTAAAATTGAATTTTATTATAAAAGTGCTGATAAAGATAAAACAGAAGCTATGAGAGAAGCTATTGATATAGCTTTATTTGGTACTAATGTTCAATGTAATTTTAAAAATCTTCCTGACCATCTTATTCTTGAAGATATGATACTTGAAAAGGCTGTTGCCGGTAAGAATATTACTGAATATCCTACTTGTATTATATATCGAGATGATACAGAATATAAACGATATAGTAATTCTGTTACTTGGGAAGAACTTCGTAATGATATTAATTATCTTACTGGAGATGAACCTACAAGACAAACAAATAATATATTTGTTGAAGCGTTTATTGATGAACATGATTGTATAACTCGTGCTAAGTGTGCTGATGCTATTGCTTGGATGTGGAAATATCAGAATACTAAAGTAGAATATATTCAAACTAATGTTAATAATCCGAATAAGTTTGCTGTTGTAATTAAAGATAGTTGGAGAACTTATGCTACTTATGTATATTCTGATAGTCTTACTACTGAAATGATTAAGAATACTCTTCTTAGAGTTCCTAATACTATTAAAGAAGCTGTTAAAAATAATGCTATTGTGTTATGATACGTATTGATTGTTTTACTAGAGATGGTTGTGACGCTTGTAAAATAGCAATTAAAAATATAACTGATGCTATTAATGAAGCTAATTGTGATATTACTCTTAATATTCGTAATACAAATCTAGATGATATTCTAAGAAAAGAAATTACTAAATTTCCTACTACTGTTATTACTAAAGTCGATAATGATTATAAAAGAAAAGAATTAGCTCGACTTGAAGGAAGTTTTCCTAGTGATTATATTAAAGATATTATTAATAAACTTGAAAAAGAATAAGCTATGACAGTTAAAGAACTTATAGAAATGCTTAAAACTTGCGATGAAGAATCAATAGTATATATTGATTATAATGGTGATATTAATTCTATTAATGAAGTATGTGATTATAGTAATAATTGTGGAGAAGTTATAATAGTTAGTGATTAATTAAATTTTAAAGCTATGACAGTTAAAGAACTTATAGATAAACTTCAACAATTTGATGAAGATAAACTTGTTTTAGTTGAAGATACTGAATATAAAGAATTTCAGGCTATTGATGTTGAATCGGTAGATGATAGATTTGTAATAATTACTACTACTATTAAATAAATAATTAAATTTTAAAATTATGGCTAAATTTATTGGTGTTAAAATGATTGAAGCTGTTCCTATGACAGCTCGCGAAGCAAATGACAAAGGTCATAAAATTGGTAATCATTCTTTTGAAGAAGATGGTTATGAAGTAACTTATCCAGATGGATATAAATCTTGGAGTCCTGCTAAAGAGTTTGAGAAAGCTTATTATAAACTTGAAGACCCTGCTGGAGATGTTCTTAAAGAAAATGATATTAAGAGATTTATTAAAGATATTGAAAATGTAAAAGTTGGTACTAAAACAACTAATACTACTCTTACTTGTCTTACTGGATTTGAAGTTCATGGTCAAGCAGCTTGTGTAAAACCTAAAAACTTTGATTTAAATGTTGGTGCTAATTATGCTCGAATTAAAGCTGAAGATAAAATTTGGGAAGGTCTTGGATTTGTTCTTCAATGGGCTAAATATGGACTAAAGAAGTAAATAGTATTAATGCTAATGGTTTATATGTTATACTTAAAGCTGGCTCTAATAGAGCTGGCTTTATTTAATTTAATGGTTAGCTTGGAACCGCTACGAGTGCTACGCACTCTTCGCTATACTCCCCGTAGAGGATGGAATGGTAATTATGCTAGTAATATTAGTATAGTTATTAATGATAATGATTATATTGATTGAATGAATACTAGTCTATTCCATCCTCTACGGGGAGTTGAGCGTAGCGAAGCGGAGCGTTCTACTAATCCTTAAACTTATAGTCGTTGGCATGACTGAAACCTCGGTAGCTAAGCTAGTCTTACTACTGGGGTTTATTTTTATCTTATTGTTAAACTTAAATATATTATAATTATGATTGCATTTATTGTTCTTCTTGGAATTATATTTGGTGGTGTTAAACTATTAGCAGTTGCTAATAATATTAGTGATAATGAAGCTATGGATAAGTATAGTGGAAAACTATTTGTTGTTGGTATTATAGTTTTTATTATTCTTATGTGTGTTATTGGTAATAATGATGATGGTTTTAATTAAGATATTACTAATGGACAAGCTTCTTATCGTATATATCTTAGATAGGGTTAACATTTTTTGTTGTTGATAATCAAATAGTTATAAAAATATTTACTGCCCTTTAGAGGCATATTTAACATAATTTTTATGAGAAACTATGCTCCATATAGGCATATTTTTTGTACATTTGTTGAAGTTAAAAGTAAATATAATGTTGAATTTAAAAATGATTTTATGGCTACTTATCGTTTTAATACTAAACTTATTAAAAAGTTTGTTGATGCTCAAAAAGAACGTATTGCTGAAGTTGCTAGTAATATAGCTCCAACTGTTTATGATACTAACAAAACAGTTGAGGTTATGGATACTATGCAAGTTATTTCTATTACTAATACTACTTATAATATTAATAAGTTAGGTATTAAAGGTAGAGATTATGTAGGAGTTGCAATGGAAATTCTTGATAAAGAACGTTATTTTAATGAAGCTACTCTACATTTATTTAATTATATATGTAGAAATTTAGCTTATATGAGTAATGTTATTGAATTTACTGAAAGTGCTATAACTGAATATTATGGGATTAAATCACATACATTTTATAAAGCACTTCAAACTCTTTATACAGCAAATGTTATTAAACCTACTACTCGTAAATCTGTTTATATAGTTAATCATAATTATATATTTAGAGGCAATTATACAGAGTTTATACAATTATATAAAGAAATGTATAATGATAAAGATGTTATTGTAAATGAAGATGGAAAAATAGTTCTTGATTATTAAGTTATTAATAATAAAAGAAATAGGGCTTGTCTAGGTAGTGATACCATAGGCAAGCCCTTATTTTTTACTAGATTCAAGTCCAGCTTATTCAAATATATCTTTAGCTATATCTTTATAAGGTATAATACTAAGTATATTTTCATCAAGTTTATAATAACTATTATTATTAGGTAAATCAAGAACACGATTAATACTACGAATAACAGGTATATTACGTATAGCCATAACTTCAAACTTGTTCATACCTTTATATCTACCAGTAGTATATTCCTCTGTGAAATCTTCTTCAATAAGGAATCTAGCAGCCATAGCAGTAGTACCAAGTAAGTCATTAATAGTTTGTCCAATAGCAACAGGACTAGACCATAATTTTTTACCTTCAGCATAAGCTCCAAATGGAGTAAATGAAGCAGCTTCAGAAGCAAGACGGTCTGCATGATAAAGCATAAGATTATAAATAATACCTTCATCATCATCACCTCCCATACCAGTTATAGCAATTGCTCCAATAATAGCAGCACCTACATAAAGTAAATCACCTAAATTACGTCTAATATTTGCTTTTTCATGTTCAGGAAGAAGTTCATAATTAAGTTTGAAATTAACAGCAAATGAAAGTAAATTCTTACCATAAGTTTGGAATGCTTTAAGAACATCACTCACATTATTAACTTCTCCTACGTTAGTTTCTTTAAATGGAATAGTCAAATAATCATAAAGACTAGTATAACTACCTTTTTCAATAGTACCTAGAGTTTCATTATAATAACCATTCCAACGATAACGTTTCTTAAAACCGGGATAAAGATGTTTATGATATTGCATAACCGTACCACCCCACCAATGTTGTTCTATATTAGCAGAACCAAGTTTATCATAAACACCATGAACTTTCTTATTTACTTCACGAACTTTATCAATAAATTTAGCATATTCTTTAAGAGTAAGTTTACTATCAGATTTTATTTGAGCAATACCATCTTTAAGTTCAAACTGATTATAAACATCTGGAAGTTCAGCAAACTCTTTATCAATATTCTTAATAAGTTCTTTACGTTTAGCAATATATTCTCTTTGTTGTTCTTCATTAAGATAAGTCTTGACAAAATCAAATATAGGATTAGCTTTAAATAAATTATATTTAGCTCGTTTTTTATTATCAGCTTTAGCATCATCCATAAACTTATTGAATTGTTCAAGAAGAGATTGGCTCTCTCCTCTACGGGGAGTATTAATTACTGACATAAGAGCATCTTGTTCAGCTTTACGATGATACATTTCTTTACTCATTATATCATAACCACCTCTACCATTATCAACAAGTCTATGAGATTTAAGCATAGCAAATAACATAACATTTTGCATATAATGCTCACCAATAGATTGAGGACTAAATAATAATCCACGAACTCTACGAATATTTTCTTTAAGACCTTCAGCAGTACTAACTTCAGTTACTCTATCAAAATCAACTACATGACTAAGTTTAATAATAGCATCTTGGAGTGTACTACTATTTTCACTATACATATTAGCCATATAACTAACAGTTCCTTTAATCCATTCAGATTTGCCAAGTTCCCAATCTTTAAGATTAACATATTCGCCAGCAGCTCGTTCCATAAATATATTACTAGAACCAGTAAGAACATTAGCTATACCACCAGTAATATTCATCATCATATATTTACTACCAGCAATGTTTTGAGCAAGAGAACCAAGTTTAACTAGATTAGGAGTTTTATTATCTTTATATTGTTCAAATACAAGACGACGTATAAAACTTCTAAGATGTTGACTAGTTCTAGTTTGTTGTTCTTGTTTATATTCAATTTCTCCACCAGCACTAGCTTCTCTATTTTCAGTTATACTACCTTTATAATTTATATCATAAGCAGTATTACTAGTAATAATTTGGTCGGCAGTATAAAGAAGATTTTTAACTGTTTTAATAGCATTATATCTATTACTTTCAATTAAGAAACTATTAAATACTTCTTCCCAATTACGATTAAGAATATCATTATGAATTTTATTATTCTTTTCAATAATCTCATCTCTAGCTTTAATAGCAGCAGCTTTACGTTTACTAAATTCCTCATCACTTTCATTAGGCTCTTTAAATTTAGGTATAGTAGGAAGTTGTTGTGTATCTTTATTAGCTAATTGAGATAATCTAGGATTAGGAATATCATAATCTTTATCAAAAGTTAAATCTTCATTATTTCTCCATCCAGTATTATTAGGAACATTAGCAGTCCAACCAAGAAAACTAAAAGCTTGTTCAAAGTAATCTTTAACAGTCATATCTTTAGATTTAGGTAAAGCTGGAAGATAACCCATATCAACATATCTCTTATTACTATTAGTAAAACAATACTTTTTCATAAGTTCATTTACTTTATTCATAAGTTCAAGTTGATACTCATTAAGATTAGTATAAACAGTATTATCATATCCAGTTCCTACTTTATACTTATTAACAAAACTACTATATTCTGGATTAATAAGTTCTTCTTTAGGAGTAATATGCATTTGATTAATACGTGGTTCATAATTACCAACAACAGCTGAACCATCATCTTTAATCATTTGCATAGTAGTCCAAATACGAATAGGTTTAATAGTACGAGTATATGGGTCAAAATAATGATTATCTCTATACCATTGTTTATATTCAACACTATCAATACCATATTTGTCAAGAACTTCTCTTTCTTTTATATAGTAATATTGAGTAGTAGTTTCTCTAGTTCTCTTTTGAAGAATATTAATTGCAGCAGTTCTATCAATATCAGTCCATTTATCTAAATCTTTAGGTTTAATAATACCATAAATAGTTCGATTAGGTCTTTCTGCAATAGTTCCATTTTCTTCAACTTGTTCACTAAATACTTCTAACCATTTATCATAATACTTTTTACCTTTAGCAAAAGCTCTATTTTTATCAAGTTCATATTGTTTCCAATTATAAGTAACATCACATTCACTTTCAATAAATTCAGCAACACGTTTTGCTTTAGCTTTATCAGTACTCTTTTCTCCTCTAGTAATTTCATTAAATACCTCAAAACCAGTTTTAAGTTGTTCTAAATCCTCTTGACTAATATCAGCAGTATTAAGAGTTCTAGTAGCATTATCAAAATACTTCTCAAGTATTTTATTAATAGCTTCTCCTACATTAATTTCTTCTTCACTCTTAGATTTATTACCTGTAAGATAATTATAGAAATCAGCACGATAAATTCTAAGTTCATCTTCAGCAGAACGAATAATACCAACATAAGGCATACCATTGCCTTTAGTATATTTATATTTTCTAACTGTTTCAGCTTTTATAAGAGCTGCACGTTCTTCAGGTATTTTACGTCCATCAACTACATTAAATTCATCTTTAGCTTGAAATTCTTTAATAGCAAGATTAAGAACGCTATTACCTTTATTAGCATCTTTAAGTTCTTCAAATGCCCAATTTAAATCTTCTATATCTTTAATATCAAGAATATATCTAGTATTCTTACGAATCCATTCTTTAGCTTCTTTATATTCAGGAACTTTCATAAGTTCTTCCATACTAATAAGAAGATTACCATTAGCATCACGTTGACTTTCATATTTACTAATAATAGAAAGTTGTTCTTTAAGTTTAGAATCAAATCCTTCTTTAGCTTGCTTATCATAGAACATTTCTTTAACTTTACGAATATTAGTTTGATAAGCACGAAGTCTTTCAGCTACATTTAAATCATGACTAATTTTTTTATTACCATCTTCATCGTAAAGACTAGTAAGACTATCCATTTGAGCATAGATACGTCCAAGTTCTTCATCTTGACTTTGTGTAGTAACATTATCAGTAGCTTGGCTTAGAATATCTCGTATTCTACTATTAAGTCTTTTATATTCAGTAAATTCTTTAGGAATACCATCATCTCCTTTTTTAAGACCAAGAAGACTTCTTTCAAGATTTATAATATAAGTAGAATATTCAATAGTAACATTATTACCATCTTCATCTTGAACAGTAATTGGTTTAAGCTGATGAATAGTAGTCATATCAATAAATTTAGCTTTATTAGATAGAGCAATAAGATGTTCAACACTATTTATACCAAATTTTTGTTCAGCTTCAATAGCAGCATCTCTATATTTCTTCATCTTTTCTTCCCAAATAGGATTATTAGGTTGAATTAATCTACCGTCATCATCGATAATACTATCAAGACTAACAGATTTACCATCTTTAGCAGCTCTAGTTTTAAGCTTTTTAAGATAATTTCTAAAGTCATTAGATTCTTTAATACCATTAAGACGACCTTCTTCAACAGTACCCATTACATCTTTAAGTATATTTTGCAATACAAAGTTACGATTAGCACGAATATCTTGTATCCAATAGTCCATAAATCCAGTATCTCCATAAGCATCAAATTCTTTCATAAGACCGCTTATATAATTAGGATTGGTAGTACGTAATTGAATCCATCTTTCAAACCAATCTTTTCTAGCAGAATGTACAGTAGTATTAGAATCAACTTGATTAACTAGTTTTTGAATCTTTCTAATATTCTCTTTAGTTTTATCATCAAGATTTGTACTATCAATATCAATTTCGCTAATAAGTTTATATTTATTCTTAAATGTATTAGCACTAAGAATAACATCTAAGAAACGATTTTGAAGTTGTTCATCTTTAAGAACTTTACCAATAACATCTTTATCGTTAATAGGCTTATCAATACCATTAATTTTAATAAAACGATTAATGTCGTTAAGAATATTATTAGCTTCAACATCTATATAATTAGCTATAACTGATAATGAAAATTCAGAATTATCAGAAAGACTACTACTATCGAGATAGTTAATTTCAGCATTATTTAGAGCATTAAGAACATTCTGGGCAGCAGGTTGTCCATGACGAACAGCTCTTGAAATAATTAAACTAGCATTTTTAGCAAATCTACCAATAGGAGTTTGGTCATCAACACTACTATATCTATCAGTATTGCTAGTAATTCTACCTATTTCATTTTCATTAATTTCAATAAATAGTCCAAGTTTATTATCTTCAATATTAGGATATTTAGCTTTATATTGTTTCAAATCATTATTTAAATTAATAGCAGTAGTTCCATTAATATTAAGATAAAATCTATCATTAATAGTATATATGGTATTATTCTCAAAAGGAGTATTCATAAAAGGTTGAAAATACTCATCAGTAATATACTTATTATACAATTCAGGAACTTCTTTATAACCTTTATTTACAGCTTCATTAATATTATCTTTAATACCATCAATAAATTTATCTCGTTTTTCTTGTTGAGTAAGACCTTCATAAAGAAGAACAGCTAACGGTTTATGAATATTATTATTAGCTATAATACTTGGTTCAATACTATTATAACTTTCAAATGATTCAAGTCTATCAATAGGATAATAAGCTAAAGTACCATCATAAGTTCCTTTAATATATAAATTTCTATTAATTCTAATAATATTAACAGCATCTCCATTTCTTATTATTCCTATATTATCAAGATTTTCTTGACCATTAAAAGTAATAATACCATTATGTTTTAAATTATAATTAATTTTATTATTAGTAAGTCTTTTAAATGTATAACTAGGACAATTAAAACTATTATAATTTTTACGAATAAAACCAATTATATCTTCAACGTTATCTTTATCAACAAGACCATAACTATTAATACCTTTCATAGCTATATCTCCAATAGCTATTCCATTTTCACTCAATCCTCTAAGGGGAGTATTACTTATAAGTCTACTAATATTTCTAGTTCTAAATTTATGACCTTCAACAATAAAAGCATATTTAACTAAATCAAGAGCAGTGAGTTTAATAAGAGGATTAGGATGATTCCAAGCTCTATCAAACAATCTATGAGCTTCATCATTAGTAATATCACCTTGTATATAATTAATATATTGAATATTTACATTACGACGATTATTTCTTTCATCATTAGCAACTATTTCAATATGTGCAAATACACTTCCATCTTGACTAAAGTTACGTTTAATCCAATCAACTTTTTGAGCAGGAGTAAGTCTAGTAAATACATCAATTTCAGTTTGTGTAGGTTCAAATATATTTTTAACTACAACATCATCTGTTTTAATATTAACTAATGTACCACTAACTCGTCCAATTTCTAAAGCTCTAGATTGACCAGTACCATATTCTTTAATAAATTTAGGATGAACAAAATCACCATTAACAATAGTAACAGGTAAATTAAGATAAGAACTACCATTATTACCTACTTCTAGTTTATTAATAAGATAATCTTTATAGTCATTATATAATTTTTCAGTCATTATCCCACCCTTAGTCCATTCTGCTATTCTATATACATAATCAATAAATACAGGATTAGCAGTTTCAAATACTTGTTGAGTGGCTTTAACACTAAGAGCAGTACTCATTTGTAGAAAAGCGGCTAAACTAGGATAACTACTTCTAGATATATCTGATTTAATAAACGCATCTATACCACCACTAATATCAGGAAAGACACTCTCTAATAGCAAGGTTTGACCCCCCGTAGAGGATGGAGCATAAATATTACTATTTTCAATAACAGTTCTAGCATCTCTAAACACTTTATCACTAGCATAAAAACTTTGTTTAGCACCATATTTATCAGCACTAAGAATATTAAGATTATTACTTATATCCTGTCCGATTGAGTTTAACCGATTGAATTGTGCTAGAACATAAAGGTCAAATAAAGCCTGCTGAACCCCATTCATTTCTCCTCTAAGACGAGATTTATATGCGTCCGATGAAAATATAAGGTTGGGTGATGAAAATGCTTCAGAAACGCTTAAATTGAATAATTTCTTGAAAGTTTCACCATAACTTTCATTAATAATATCAATTAGCTTTTTACGTCCAGCAAAATTAACTTTTTCACCAAAACCAAGATTATGAGCAACTTCTCTAATAGCTTCAGTAAGAGGATTTTTAGTGCCTTCTGCAAGAACACTATTAGTTTCTTTCCATTTACGAACTAGTATATCAATAGCAGGTTGCCACATAAATCCAATAGCAGTATCATAATTACTTCCAAAGTCAACAATGGTTTTAAAAGCATTAAACGTATAAGTATTTTCATTATGTATAGCTCCCTCTTTCATAACATCAAGAATATGAGCAGTAGTCTGAGAACTATAAGGATTAATCAAATATCCATCAATATTCTTATCATCTCCAGACCAACCAAAATTCTTATGAGTAATACGAATATGTTTACTACCAACAGTTTCTACATTTTCTTTACCATATCTATTAACAGCCTCTTGTTCACTAATTACATCAGTAGTGTACATGACTTTAATACCTTCACTATGATTAGCCTTAGTAACATTACCAATACTCATAAAAGTATCTCGATTAACACTGATACCTTTAAGTTTAATACCAGAAGTAGCAGCATCAAACCAATCAAGTTGAGTAAAGAAATCACTAGGAGCAACAGTTGTTTTATTAGCACCAACTATTTCTGCATAAGTTTCATTAGCTTCTTTAACATTTTCAAAGTTAGAAGTAGTAGTGTTTTCTTCAAATGCAGCAGGATTATTAAGTATATCAATAAATGATTGAATAATAGCATTAGTTCTAGCAGCTTGACTACTTGTATCCTCCACGGGGAGTTTCAAGTATGATTCGTAAGACTTAAGTCCACCATCATTAGCAATTTTTTCAACAACTTTAAGATTACCATTATAACCTTCAAGAGTAGCATTAATAGCATCTTCGCTATTTTTTAAAGAAGCTCTAATATTACCTTGTTTATTATAAGTCTTACCAAGAATTTTACGACTAGCTTTATCTACATTATCTTTAACATAATTAATATACCCTACTTCATCTTTAGTATATCTAGCGTGAGTAATTTCAGTTGGAATACCTTTAACAAGATTAAATGTTTTAGACATACCATAAACACTATCAACGTCAAAGTCAGAACCAGTTTGAGTAACCCATTCATCAGGAACAACAACAGTACTACCATAAGCATCAGGAAGAAACTCTTTAACATACATAATACATATAGATTGCTTACCTTCAGTAGGAATACGATAACCAATCATAGTACGTAAGTTATCAGGAACTTGTTCAATATTTAATCCTTTAAGTTTATTACTCCATCTAGGAAGTTTAATTTCAGTATAATAAACAGGAGTGCCATCAACTTTTCCAATCTTTTTATATTGAAGTTTACTATCTGTTTGAGTTTGTTTATCAACTTTAAATCCAAAATCAGATAGCTGAGCAGCGTGCCAACCACTAATAAGTTGCCTAGTAATATTAGTATTAAAATAACTATTAGCAATACTTTCAAGTTTACTATTAATATTAGATAAGAATAAAGGAAGATTATTAAATCCAGCACTATCTAAATCAAAAAACTCAAGAAGAGCTTTTTCAACTCCTTGTTGTTGAGCATTTTCTTTAAATCTATCAAAAAATACAAAACGATTAAGATTTCTAATAGTGCCATTAGAATTTAAATCAATATGACCATTATCATCCAATCCAATACCAAGTTCAGCACAAGTTTTTTCAAAACTATTTCTAATATTAGCTACATAATTATTAAATACTTTACTTTTAAGGTCATTAAGTTCAGGTTTATTAGGAAGATTATCAAGCATTTTTTTCATAATCTGAATAGCAGCTTTATTACTAGCATCAACCATATGCTGAGGAACTTCTTGTTGACGATAAAGATAATTATAACTAAACAATTCAGAATTATCAAATACATTATCATCAAATTCTTTAAGAGCTTTATCAGTTAGAATTCCATCGTTATTCCAAAGTATCATTCTGTTATGTTGTGCAACTTTAACAGTTTCAACAGTATTAATTTGATGAATACCTCTATTAGTCATTATATTATAAACTTTTTCAAGTTCTGTTCCTTTAATAAGTTTAGGAATAAGAACAAACTCAGCATTTTTTACTTGTCTAGGAACTTCAATACCAACAGTAGTATCATAATATAAATCATAATAGAAATTCTTTTGAATTTGAACTTTATTAGCAAATTTAGTCCAATCAATTTTATCTATTGGAGTATTGTCTGTAAGGCTCTGAATAAGTCCAGCATATTTATCTAATTCACCAGCAGCAGTAATACGACGAATCCATTCTTCAAGAGTAATATAAGATTGAGCATCATTAGCATTAACTCCTCCTTTAAATGGTTCTAGTATTCGTTCTCTGTCTTTTTTATCAAGTCCAGCTTTTTTAAGTTGGTCATCAAGTCTATCAATAACAACTTTATCAGAAGATTTAAAAGTATTATAAATAGTAACACCTCTAAATTTATCTTGTAGAACTACTTTTTTACGTTTAACAACTCCATTAACTGTATAAGGAACGGTAACAGCATTACCATTAATTGTTACATCATATAAATTAGTAGCTATATCTAAATCATTTTTAGTAAAATCAGTATTACCAAAAGGATTACCACTAGCTTGTACTTCTTTAATACGTTTTAGAATAGCTTGACCATTCTTATAAAAACTTTGGTCACCACCATACATATCGTACATACTATCTCTAACAAGATAATCATTAACTAGAAATTCAGCTAAAGATTCATTATTAATTCTATCATCAATAAATGTACCATATTTATTTTTAAGTTCTTTATAACCATTAGTTATATATTCATTTAACCAATCAGCAACAGCATCTTCAAGAGCAATACGTTGTTCTCCATTAAGAACTACTTGATTATTAACATAGCTAAGCCCACGTGTAGACCCCCCGTAGAGGATGTCAATAGTCTTACCATACCCAATTAGTTCATTAAATGCTCCATTACTATTAGGAGTAATTTTACTAACTAAACGTTTAAAACTAAATACTCTACCAGCTAAAACTTTATGTCCATCTTTAGTAGTAAATACATTACCTTTTCCATCTTTATGGTATTGATTATAAAAATGTTCAGGTTTATTATTATAAGTATCACTAAATTCAAAATCTCCATTAGTTAAAATAGGATTACCATTAGCATTAGTCTTAAACATTACATTAACAGCTTGAGCCATATTAGTAAGTTCTTGAATAACTATATTATAATACTGTTTAAATAATGGATGTTCTTTATTTATAATTTTAGTTCCATCTTCTAGTTGACTACGTAATCCAGCAAGACTATATCTAGGAGCAGTAATAGTAAAGTTTTTAGGAGCATCACTAGGTATTGGAAGTAAATAATTAGCAGTAGGAGTTTCAGAATTATTAATATCAGTCATAAATAATCCCATAGCAGTAATTAAATAATCACCATCACTCATACTACGATATAAATCATTACTGTTATTATCTAGTTCACTAATACCATTAAGAAGAGAAGTTTTAAACATACTACGAGCATATTCGGTAAGTTTAGGAGTTCCATTTCCAACTCTTCTAAATAGTCCATAATTAATTATATTACCATTAGTATCTCGATGTTCAAGAAGTAAATTACTATAATCATATTGATGACTAGCAAACTTTTGTCTAGCATAAGCTTCAGCCATAGCATTTTGTTCTTCAACAGTAGATTTGTCATCATTAATTATTTTAGCAATATTAGTAATAAAACTTCTATTAATAACATCAGAACTTAAATTACCTTCGGGATTACGAGAATTGAGTTCAACAGGAATATAAATAATATCTTTAAAAACATCAGCCATTTGATATATAATAGAAGTATCACCTCTATTAATAAAACTATCAGGCATTTTAGTTTTCTTATCTTTTTTAAGAGCTTCTACATATTTATTATAATTATCAACTGTACGATTAATAACATTAGCAAAGTTAATAAGATTATTAGCCATAGCAATACGTCCAATTTTAGTAATAGCTAAATTAAAACTAGCTTGATTAATATCTGGAAATATTTCTTTAAAAGCATCATATAAATAAAGATTAGCATGAGGAGTATTTTTATATCTATCATATATACGAAACTTTTCACGAGCAGCAGGAACACGATTAGTAATAATATTATTCTTAACATTATTATAAAAAGTATTCTGTAAAATAGTACGGGAATCAGTATTAGGATTAGTTACACGAGCACGAACATAACTATTACCATTAGAATCAGTTTGAATATAAGTTTCAATTTTAGATATAATAGGTTTATTAAAAACCATCATATATTTATTAGCAAATACTTTATTTTTGCTAAGTAAATCATGTAATTGAATCAAACATTCGCAATTTGGAATAGTTTCAGATATACGTTTAAGACTAGCTATAAAATTATCTATATTACTAGTATCAGCACTAGCATATAATATTTTAGATAAATAATTAGCATCGGCAAAAGTAACAACACCTAATTCATTATTAGTATCAAAAGGATAACTTCCATTATCAAGTTGAGAAGCAGCAGTAAGTTTAGGTAAACTTGCAAGATGATATTTAATAATTTCTTCTACGTGTTTATTAAAATCTTTAACTTCACCAATACTTAAATTCCAAAGTTGAGTCATTAAATCAATACCATCATCTATACTATTTTCATCACCTTCAGTAGAAGTTTCATCAAGATAACCGCCTAATTCTTCATAATCAGTAGTTTGATATAATTCATCTCTTTTAATAAGTTTAGCAACATTCTTATTATTAAAAAGAGCTTCATTAAATTCAGTATTAGTTAGAGAACGCAGTAATGCTCCATAATTAAAATCTTGAGCATTACCGTATTTACGAAGAAATGCTCCAAGACCATTAATTTTATTAGCAGGATTTGGATTATTAATAAAACTATTAAGTTCATTATTTCTAGTTTCATCACTTCCAGCTAATTTCTTAGCACGTTTAAGTCCAGCATTAATAACAGTTTCATTGGTACGTTTTTTAATTTCATTAAAATTTAATGGAGCACCATTATATAGAAAATTAAAACTAAGTTTATTCATAATATCAGCCATATAAGTAATAGCTGTATCTCTAGCTTTAATTGTGCTAAACAAACCACGTTCTTCTTTTTCAGCAACAGAAGCTATATCATCCATATTACGAAGTTTAATAGCTCTAGCTTCAAGAAGAGCATTATAAGCTTGTCTTCCAGAAGTTTTAACATTAATACCTTTATCAGCTATAATCTTCTTAAAGATTGGGTCTTCAACCATAGCTATAAGACTATAATAATCAGCATTATTAGAACCATGTTCTTTAATAATAACATTATTAAGATTATTATATCCTACAAGTTTAATATTTCCACAACTCATAAGTTTATATTTAAGTTTAAATTCATTAATAGTAATACCTCTATGACTAATGTAAAGTAAAATTTAATTACATCGTCATAGAGGTGATTTTCTTTCGTTCTAAGCGACTTTTATCTCTACTTGATTAATTCTACATACAGCTAAAACTGATACGTCCTGTGTCAAGCAAAGTGGCAAATTCGGACTGTTGGTCTATTGGTAAACGGCTAGTTAATTCCGCCATATTCACTATATCATCATCAACACTACTAAACATATCAAGTCCATCATTAAGATTATCATTATTATAATTATAATCTTGACTGTTATCTTCATTAGGATTTTCAATTTGCTCTGTACTAATAGTTTCTTCTTTAAATTGAAAAGTTCCTTGAATAGCTTCTTGATTATTTTCTTTAGGCATTTTCTTAATAGCTTTATAAGCATCTCTAGCAGCAGCTAATAAACTATCTTCATTAATTTTAATACCTAACATATCAGCAATAACTTCAAGAAGTTTACTAAATAAAGTCTTACGTTTATTAACTTTTCTATTATCATATTTAATTTCATTAAGTGCAGTCATAAGAGCATTACTAGTAATACTTTCAACTAGAAATTCTTCAAGAGCTTCACTTGTATTAAAATTCTCAAATAGATAAGGTTTAAGTCTTTCTTTAGTAGCATCATCCTGAGTATCAAGCCAAAACTTAAATTTATCATAAATAGGTTTAACTAAAGCAAGAGCTTGTTCAGTATTATATTTAGTATAAAGTTGTCTATGTAAACTTTCATGAAGTATAATATTAACAACTCGATAAACTCTTTGACCAGCAATAGCAGAACTATTAAGTTCAATAGTATCTGTATCACGATGATAAACAGCATTAACTTGATTACCATTATTATCAGTAATACTATCTACAACTTGAATATTCTTAGGCAATATACCAATCTTTTGAAGAGCATTAATATAATCAATAGCAGTTTGGTCATTAGCAAAATACTTTTTAAGTCCACGAGTTAAATTCTTAGCAGTTATAGCAGATTCAAAAGCATTAAAATTAATAGCATTAAGAGTATCATCTAACATGAACTCTGATAGCTGTTCAGGTATTGCTCCATCCTCCACGGGGGGTCTACTCTCAAGCTCGTATGCAATATCAAGTTTAGAATGAATATCTATTTGCCAATTACCAGCAGTTTCGTCAGTATTCGTATTAGCTAGTTTAGTTCGAACTAAACCATTACTAATAATAAAATCTTGATAACTATTATAACTATAAGTTTTATCATCAATATTTATAATAGTTTTACCATTTTCACGATAAATATATTTATTGGTTTTATTATCAGTTTTTGTACTATCATTAATAAAATCTTTACTAATAGCAAATTGAGCATAGTTAAACATTTCATCAATAACAGGACGAAGAGCATTATCTAGTTCATCAATAGTACCAGCATTAATTCCATAGCTTTTACCTATTTTAAAAGCACTATTAACAACATAAGGAGAATTAATAATAATATTACGTTTATAATTACCAGCATCAGAATTAATAGTAAAAGCATAATCTTTACCATTAAAATGTGCACCTTTAACATAAAAACCTATATTAGTAGGATTAATACTAATTTGAAGTCCAGTATTTCTATCACCGTTAACAAGTTTATTATTTCCAAATATATCTCCAAGACTTTGTTTAAGTTCACCAAAACTTATTTTTCCACTAATATAATCTCTACAAAGATTATTAACTTCATTCTTAATAGAATTAATAATACGTCGAGCATCACCTTTAAGTAAATTACTATTTAATGGAACTTGTTTACAAAAAGCATATAGAGAAGTACCATCACTACTTGGAATACTAATCACAGGCATGCCATTAGTAGTAAGATTTTCAATAATAGTAGGTTTACTTTCTCCATTAAGATATAATTGACCTTGTACAACTACACCAAGTTTGTTAATATTTTCATCATAGCCAACTACTGTTTCTTGTACATCATTCCATTCACCATTAGTATTATCAATAGTATTAAGAACTCCATATTTAATATTAACAGCTTTAATCTTACCTTTAAAATCACCTTTAACTATTGTAATAGCTTGGTCATAACTATTAAGAAGATTATTAAACCAACGATTAATACTAGCTTCATGACTATTTTCATAAGGCTGATTAAATATGTATTTAGTAAGATTAACAAGATGTCCAGCTAAATCAAAACTTGCAATAGGAGTAGTAAAATCTCTAACTATATCAGGATATTTAATTTCAAATTCTTTAAATAGATTAACAAGTTCTTTTTGTGTAACTTCTTCTTTAACAGCAAGTTCATATAAATGACCAATAAATTCTTCGTCAAATCTATCACCATCAAGAATACTAATTAAAGCGTCTTTAAGTGGAGAAACAACTTGACCATTTTCAGCATGAATATTATATTTCCAACCTTGATTAACCATATCATAATTACCAAACTTATCAATATTTGGAACTCCTATATAACCAATAATTGTACCATTAGTAAGTATATTAATACGTCTAAGCTTACTATCATATTCAGTTTCTAGATAATCACCTTGTTTAATAGAAGTAAACGCTTTAACATTTTCATTCTCTACTATATACTTAAGATTAACATTATTAGTATGTTCAACTTGAAGTCTTTCAAGACGTTCTTTAGCAATACCATCTACATATTGAACAAATTGTCTAGCATTAAGTTTTTTAATAGTTGATTCATCAGTAGCACGATATTTACCTTGATTATTCGTACTGGCGTAAAGATAGTTTTTTATTTGATTAAACAAATAATTTTTAATAATTTTATTACCTGTAATACTATCTATATATTCAACTAATTGACCAATACTAAGATATACTTTACCATTAACAATTTTACCTCTAGTATTACCTTCACTATCAACACTATTAGCAAAATCATCCATAATGGCTTCTATATTACGTTCATTACCTGTAATTGTAGCATAAGTAGCATTAAGTAATAAACGTCTAGTACTATCATCTTGAACAGAACTATATAAACTGCCACCTGTAAGACCATCAATAATATTATTAACTATATCAGCAGCTTCTGTTTGTTCAAATCCAGCTTGACTAAGTTTATCAATAAAAGATTGTCTTGCATTAAGTAAATCACTACTAGTTGATTCATGCCCAAGAGAATCTTCTAAATCAGCAATACTTTCGTAAACTAAATCGGTACCTATTTGACCGCGTTCAAATTCATCATCTGGAAGAACATTAGTAATTTCAGGTTTAGGAGTGCTAATAGGTTCTTGAGGAACTGGTTGCCCAGTTTGAGATTGAGGTTGTTCAGTATTAGTAGGTTCACTAGGAACCGCTCCGCTTCGCTCCGCTATACTCCCCGTGGAGGATGGAGATGAGTTAGTATTATCTACATCAGTTTCATTAATTTCATTAACATCAGGATTAGTAGGAGCAACTTCTTCCTCTTTAGGAGTATTATTAACATCATTTTCAATTTCTGCAATTTCAGCTAATTGTTCTAATGTAGTTTTAAGATGTTCATTACCTTTAGAACTTAAATCAAGTGCAGCATAAGCATCTCGAATAATTTTATCTATATTTGGTTTATTACCATTATTAGCATCTTTAATAACAGAATTGACATATTCTTTACCATATTGTTTATAAGCATTACGTAAATCGTCCATAGCTTTATTAACAATCTTTTTACGACTATTATCAAAGAAGTTATTAAGATAAGTTATACGAGATTTAATATTATCATCAGATAAATTAAGTTGATTTTTATTAACTTCAACATTAATTTCAGCATTAACAACTTCTGCTAAATCTTTAAATACTTCATTATATTGTTTTTGAAGTTGAATAACTGATTGAATATCATTTTTATTTTCAATATCAATAGGGATATAAAGTTTATTAATAGCATCTAGACGTTCATTTAATTGAGCAATACGTTCTTGTTTAACTGAATCATTAATTGCAGCATTATCTTGAATAGTTTTAATATCTTTTTGAATACTATCAAGAATATGTTGATATATACCATTTTTAGCAGAAGTAATATCAACATCTTCAATATGATTATTTGTAATATCTTGATTTAAAACATTATTAGCCCAATTAAGAAGATTATTATAATTTTCTTGACGATTACGAGCATGAACCATTTGAGTAGCTATAATACGACCAACTTCAAATCCACCACCAAGTCTATTAACTTTATTTAAAGTAGTATTATATTCATTTTTAAGATTATTAATTTCAGTTTTAAATCTATTAATAAGTTCATTACTATCTTGTTGTTGTAATCCAAGTTTATTAGTAATACTATCATTAAATTCTTTACTATTAATAGAACTTTCAAGAAGTCCTAAATTACCAGCGTTCATAGAATTAATAATAATATTATCCATATATTCTTTTTCAGCTATATTACGAAGTTCTTCTTCAGTACCAGTAATAATATCTGGATTAACTTGTTTACCGTTTTCATCAGTAATAGTTATAAATGGATTTTTACCATTAGCTATACTATTAAGTCTTTCTTGATATGCTTGAAAAGTAGCAGTACGACCAAGAATTTCATTTTCTCTTTGTTTTTCAGCAGAAGTCCAATCTTTATCAAGACGTTTATTAATAAATTCTCCAGCTTTATTCATAACACTACTAAAAGTGATACCACCAAGAGCACCCCAAAATGCTTGTTCCCATAACATTGGGTCTTGAAGATAATCTTTAATAGTTTGTTGAGGAATATCTTTATCAAATATTTTTTTACCATTATATAAACCATCTTGACTAGCTATATAATTAATAGCTTCTTCAATTCCTTCTGTCCATTCAGCTCTAACACCATGAAGAATATCATCGCCTACATCTTTCAAAGTACTAGTAATAGCTTGTTTAGTAGTTTTATTACTTAAAGCATTAGTAATTGCGGCAGCATCATCAATATTACTATTAAATGCAGTATTTAAATTTCTAAGTCTAGAACTAGTTGTATTACCACTTAAAGCATTTTTCCATAAGTTTTTTAAACTATAAACTTGCCATACATCAAAAAGAACATTAGCCCAATCTTCTGCAAAAGTAATATCAGCACTATTTTTAGCAATATCTTTAGCTACTTCTTCATCAGACATATCTTTATATTTAGGATTATTATTATAAAACTCTTCTCTTTGTTTATCATTCATATTAGCAAGTTGAGTTTTAGAATAATCTTCAATATCGTTATAAGTTTGTCTAGCTTCTTGATAATTTTCAAGATAACGAGAAGGAACTCCAATAGCAGTAGCTTCTGCTATTCTACCAGTAATGGCTCTACTCTTTTGGGTCATATTAATAGTATTAGCCATTTTATTAGCTAATTTATTAAACTTTATACCTTTACCTAATAAAGAAACACCTTTAGCAAGACCAGTACTAGGAACCATAAGAGTTAAAGAACTAGCTATACTAGGAGCATTACTAGCCCACCAAGCAAAATCTCCAATGTCAAATGCAGCATTAGGATTTTCTCGATATATAGCTAATCTTTCATTAATAGATTCTTTTAAAGATTCAAGTCCAGAACTTATTTCAGATTGATAATCATTAGGACTATCACTAATCATATTATAGAAAGCATCAGCTAAATCAGCAAAACCTATTGCAGTACCAACAGTAATTTCATTACCAATCTGTCCAATCATTCTTAATCCTTGTTCCCAATTACTTTGATTAACAGCACGTTCTTTATCAAGTTTTTCAGGGTCATCAACAGGATTAACATAAACATCATAAGGAGCATATTTATCTATATCATATTGATTAAGATTATATGATTGCCCAGCAATACGACTAAATAAATGACCACGACCCTGGTCACTAATAGAAGTGCCAGGGTTGTAATCAACTAAAGTAGGAGGCTGTATAGCCCCCTTTTTAGTTTTAGGATTATATTCAGGATTAGGTGTTTTGTTACCACCTTGTAGAAACTTTAATACATCCATATTAATATAGATTATTAGTTAATTCATCATAGTAATATTGAATAACATAAGGGTCTGAACTGCCACTAAGTTGAGCAAGTTTAGTAGCAACATTTTGTTGAATAGCTTTAACAGCATTTTCATCTACTGCCATACCAGCTTTAACAGCAGTTACAGTTTGTTCCCATTGAGATAAATTATCTAAAATATCAACAGCATTTTCTTTACTTACTAAACCAATAGTTTGATTATTAGTAGAATTAATTAAATTAAAACCTCCACCATTGGGTACTAATTTAAATTTATCAATTCCAGTAAATGCAGCATTATTAGTAAGAGAAATAGGTCTATTAGCATTATAGTAATTTTCTACTTTACCAGCAGCTCTCCAACTAGTATCTTGATTCCAAGATTGAATAATAGAACTATCAATAGCACCACTACCTACAAGTAAAGTAATAGGTTCTCTTTTAAGTTTACCTTCTGTATCATAGTAACCTGCAATATTAATTTGAACTCCAACATCCCCAGTTTTTGGATCACGAACAATAGTAGGAGTAATCTCATTTTCTTTAGCACTTCTAAGATAAGCTGTATAAGCTTTTCTATCTTCAGAAGTCATAGGTTCAAATATTCCATTTTCACTAGTAATATAAGCTTCACCTTGAGTTAAATCAATACCGCTACGAATAGCCATCATAGCTTGTTCTTCTTTATTCTTTTTATAAGCTGAAAGTTTACTAGCTTCTTCAGGATTAGCGTTCATCATAAAATTAATTTCAGCTAATTCTGGAGTTAAAGCACTAATACCAATAGTAGAAGAAGTTATTTGACCACCGTCAAGAACAGCATCATTTTTAGATTTAAGAGAATCAACATAATTAATCAAACCAATATAAGGTTCTTTATTGCCTGTTGGTAATCCAGCATGATGTTCTTCACCATTAGAATCAACTCTAACAAATTTATCACCATAACCAAAGAATCTAGTTTTAGCAGAATTAAGAAAAGCATTTAAAGGATTTCTAGTATCTTCAGCTTCTTTAACAGCTTTGCCAAAACTATAAATAGATTTATGATAATCTTTAGGTAATTCAGCATATCTATAACCATTACCGTCAGAACCAAATCTTATTCCAAGACTAGTTGCTTTTTTCTCTCCACCAAGAGCATTAATAAATGAGTTATAAACATCATCATTATTAAAGTATTGTCTAATAGAACTACTATCTCCAAATATCTGATTAACATATTTACTATATGTATCAGAATATTTATTATTAGGCAAATCACTTAAACTAATAATAGAATTATATGTATCAAATCCGTCAATGCTATCTTGCGATTTACCAACTTTAAGACTATTAATATATTCTTGATTATCAATAATATCATTAAGATAACTTAGAGCATATGCTCTATCAGATGGGCTAGTAATATTAGTCATGATACTAGTTCTAATATCATTAGGATTAGCAGTTGCTAAATCAATATTAATATCAGGATTATATTTGTTAAGTAATCCAGCTATTGATTGTCTATTACTAGTAATTTCAGCTTGAGCTTGAGCAGGCATAAAATTATCAATACGAACAGGAGTACCTTTATAAGTTAAATTATCAATAGCTTGTTTTCTTTGATTTGTACTTCCTAATCCAGCTTGTTTAGCTAAAGCTAATTGAGCTTTCCATGCTTCTCCATAAGTAGTATTACTATCTTGATTATAAAAAGTTGCAGCGTTATAGAAAGGGTCAATACGTTTAGCAAGATACTGTTCAGGAGTAAGTAGAATACCATTTTTATCTGTTATATCAGGATTACTACCATTTTGGTCATATTTCCATTTAGCAATCTTATAATCTTGTTCAAGACTAGCTTTAGCACCAGGAGTATTTTCAATAACAGCTTTAACAGCTTCAGCAAGTTTAGCTTTACTTAATCTTTGCCAATCACCTTTAGTATGAGAATAAATCTCTCCTGTAACAGATTTAGTAATATCATCAGTAACTTTTCCATTAGCATCAAGCCATCTTGTTTGACTACCTCCGCCTTGTTCTTTAGCAGCCCATTGAAGTGCTTGATTAAGTATTTGGTTCATAGGAATTTCAGAAACTTCTTTATCAATAGGAGTCCATTTACTTCCACCAATAACATTACCATTCTTATCAGTTATATCTTGATAATTATATTTATTAACAGCACGATAATAATTCTTATAATCTTCCGATAAATCAGTACGTTTATCAAGATTATCCATATATGCTTTATAATCTTGTTGAGCACGTAAACGACCAATCATTCCTGGACTTGAAGTTATATCTCCATAAGTTCCAACTATATCATCAAGACTAGAATACGCATTACCATACTGCATATTTTCAGTAAGAGCATTACGAACTTTATTAAGTTGTTCTTGACGCCAAGCATCTTCAGCTTCATTTAAATCTAATTGAGCAAGTTGAGCATCAATCTGAGATTTAGTTTGAATAGCTTGTTGATGTCCTTGTTCAAGAGTATTATAAGTTCTAGCTAAGACATTTAAGTCAATAGGATTAACTTGTTGTCTAAAAGTAGGAGTATAAAAGTTTATCGGCATGATTGTTTTCCTCCAAGTTTTCTACGTTTACGAATAATAAATTCATCATAATCAACTCCAGCATCTCTCATAATTCTATCATCTACATTAGGAGCAGATGCTCTCATAGCACCAATAGTATTATTTAAAGCTTTACGATTTTCATATCTACTAATCATATCTTGAATACCAGCATTAATTCCACTAAATAAATTATTAATATTAGTTACTTTAGCTTCTCTAATACCATTATCAAATGCTGCTTTTCTATCTATATATTGATTGTATTGTTGAGCATTAAATTGACGAACACTTTGCTGATTACGTCTATCTTGATTAATAAGATTAGTTTCTATATTTTCTTTATTACCATAAAGTTCATTAGCAGCTTGACCAGCAGCATTACGAACTCGTTGCTTACGAGCTAAACTTACACGACTACTAGCTGTATTAGAATCAATATCACGATAAGCTTCAAATTTATCTTCTCTAATTCTATCAAGTTGAGGATTAATATTGTATTTAGTTTTAAGTTTATTAGCGCTAATAAAAGTAGGTTGACCCGGACCTCTCATTTTATTAATAGCTCTTTTACTAGCAAAATAACTAGCTAAACTGCCAGCAACATTACTACCTAAACCAATCCAATCAGCAGTAGTAAGATTTTTAAATCTACCTTGTCCTTTACCATCGGAAGATGTAGTTCCTTTAGCAGATGTACTAGTAGAAACAGGTAAAGTAGTAGGAATACTAGCTTCTACTTTAGGTAGATTACGATTATAAACAGCAGTAGGAGGAGTTTTAGTAGAGATAGATTGGGTTGATTGACTTGATTTACTTCGTCCTCCACGGGGGGTCTTCCTGCTAGATTTAGTTGCAGATAAACTTGGAATATTAGTATTATTTATACTAACACCTTTGTTATTTCCATGACTCCAACCAGCTCTAACTAAACCACTAGTAATACCAGCACCATCTTCAAATAAAGGAAGTTTACGTTCTGCATAATATTGAGGACGACGATTTCCATTATCAACATTAGGTTTATTAGTATTAGTATTTACATTATTATTTTTAGACCATCTTCCATTTCTAAAAGTATAATCACTTCCAATAATAGTTTCTCCTCTAGCAGATTTATTAATAGGATAAGCAGAAGTTCTATTAATAGTTCTATTAGTTATAGGAACATAAGCTCCAATTTGTTCATCATATTCCCAAGTTCTTCCATGACGATTAATCCGTTTTCCACCAACAGCAAATTTATCGCGTAGACCCCCCGTAGAGGATGGAGAATGAATTAACCCATTTTTAACATTACCACTAATACTTACAATCATATCTTTACCTCCAAATTTTCTAGATTTACGACTATATCCTTTACTATATTTTCCTGTATGTTGTCGAGTATTAAATATATGTTTAAATTCTTCTGAATTAACATCTTTAATATCAACTACATCAAGACCTTGTTTACCAACATCACCTGTAAAAATAAAATGTTGATAAGGATTACCTTTATTTCTACTCGTTTTACGAAGCCTTTCACTAGTTATAACATTATATTTTTTATTTTCTGGATGGATACCTTTAGATTTAATATATTCTTTTAATTCATTATTACTAATACGTTTACTTTTTCTAAGTTCTATATTAATATCTTTATTATAAAGTTTATCAAATTGTTTTTCAACATATTTTCTATAATTATTAGATACTAATTTACCAAGTTTATTATTAATATCCTTATAATACGCATCTTTAACTTCTTTTTCAGGTATTTTATCTATTATATGAGTATTACTAAAAAGATCATCATATTTTATTATATCAAATTCTTTGCCATTAAAACTTGCCATAATATAAGAATTAGGATCAATACCTCTTTTTTCAAATATATTATAAGCATAAGTGTTACCTACGCGATGATTATATATAGGTAAATTACCAATTTCACGACCTATAACATCATTAATATAATCTTTTTTAGCATTACCAGTTATTTGATAACTAGGTTTATATTTTATATTAGGGTCATTAATAAATCTTTTGATTTTATTTGCAATATACTCATTATAACCATGAAGTTTAGAATAGTCTTTATTAACTTTAGAAATAATATCTTTATAAGGAATATTTTTATTTTTACTTAATTCAGTCCTAGCACTCTTACCATATCTAAGTAAATATGGAAGTTCATAATCAATATAAAGACTACGTTGTTTAGAATTATCAAAAGCAAAATCAGCATTTTTAACCCAATTTTCTCTAGTACCTTCAAATTTAATAGGACGTCTAACGGATACTACAAATCCATCTTTTTCATTACGGTGTTTAGCTTTTGCATATCCAATAGCTGTACTTAAACTATTGGAATAATAAATAGTGCCTTCTCCATTATATGAAGAATTAAATCCAGCTCTACCAGCTCCTGTATCTGGAGCATAAGTTGAAGCATAATATTTAGCTCTATTTTCAGCAGTAGGTTCAATACCGTTTCTTCTAAGTATATTATTTATATTTTCTTCATTACCTGTTTCATGTACACCTCTAACAAATGTATTATGTTCTAACAATCTATCTTTAATAAGTTTATCTGCTTGTTTAGGATTTTTTGCAGCAGATAAAGGAATAGGGTCATAACCATAACGAGCATTCCATTTATTAAAAGTTTTAAGAAAAGCTCTTGTATCATCAATATTAGTTTGAAGAACATCAGGAATATCAATAACTTTTCCATCACTATCTAATATATTAACAAAATCTTTATATTTACCGATATTAGAAGTTAATTGTTTTCTAGGAGCTTCAAGAAGTTTAGTAGGTTTAACACCAAGAGCTTTTCTACCATTATTAACAAATAAATTATAACGAATATTAGGAGAAATAGAATAATAACCTAAAGCATCTCTACCTTTAGTAATAGCTTTTTGACTTGCTCTAGAAATATTTTTATCTAAAGCCATAGCAACTTTAGTAGCTTTATCTGCACCTCTTAAAACTCCAGCGCCACCTAATAATATATCAAATTCAGGATTAACTTGTTCAAGAGGGGTCATATTAACTTCTTTTCTAGCAGGAACTTTTTCTAAAGTATTATTTGCTATTCTATAAGTTTCTGGATAATAAATAAAATCTCCTTGTTTAATACCACTATTTCTAGGAGATTCCATTATAGGAGTTACTCTAGTATTATCACTTTTAGCTACATATTTTTCTTTACCATATTTAGCTTTAGTACCATCATCGTTAATCCCATTTCTATCTTTAAAATCTTCTTGAGCTTTAAATACTTTATTAGGATTAGCTCCACCCATAATTAATTTAGCAGGACTAACACCATTAATAATAGGTTGTGCAGAATAAACTTTAAGTTCATTATCATTAGTTTCAACTACTTCACCATCTTCTACTTCAATACCAGTTTTATCACTAGGACCAATATCAATACCACCTTGACTATGTTTTCTTCCATTCATATAAAAGAAATTATTACCAAGAGGTTGAGCAATACCACCAGCAACTACATTTGGTATTTTACCACCAACAGCATATTGTTTTTGAGGAAGATTTCTTCCATTACTTCTAGTAGTTTGAATAATATTAAATGGAAATGTTGGTCCAAGTTCATCATCACTAGGAAAAGATTCTTTATTAAAATCTTTAACATAATTAATAAGTCTACCGGCAGTATTATTCATTAATTTTTCTCTATTATCTTTAGATACTAAATTGTTTATACCATTATAGAGAAATTCATTACCAAGTCTTATTAAACCAGTAGATTTAACAACTTTATCATAAACTCCGCCAAGTGGAGGAATACCATTCTGAATAAATCTTCCATTATGAGTAACATTACCTCTAAATGTACTAGGCAAATTACTTATATGAATAACTTTATCTTTTCTAGGCATTTTATATAATATAATGAGAAATTATAATTTGATGATTTTAAGGCTCTCTGTCGAACGATAGGTTATTAGCCGATTAATAGTTCATACCTATATATAATAATTCAACAGAGAGCAAAAGATTAACGTCTACGACCGCCACAGCGATATGTTTTAAGCCTATCTCGATATATTGATTGAGGCATAACAGATGGCTGAACATTACCATTAGTAATCCATTCAGGACGCTCAATACCAGTTTTAGGAGCACTATAACTAGCTTGGTCAGCTTGTTCAACTTTAATAGGTTGTTGTCCTTTACTACCAAACATACCACCAATTAAACTTCCGGCAGCACCAATAGCAGCACCAATCCATGCTTTTCTACGTCCACCACATTTATATTTATTAATAAAACTAGAACGTTGATACATAGTCATTGGATTAGTCATTTTATCAGAAGTAATATTAAGTTGCTGCTGACCAGCTTGAAGTTGTTTACGCTGTTCAGCTTCTTGAGCAATACGTTTATTTTCATTAATTTGTTGATTAGCAGAAATACCTTGACCTATTGCAGTACCTAATTCACCAAGTCCTTGAACTCCTGTAATAGAACTAGCAAGATTACCTAAACCGGGAAGAGCATCAGCAAATTCAGTACCGAAACCAGCTTTACGTCGAACTCTACCGCCACATTTAAGAGTAAGCTTATCATTATATTGACCAACATAATCTTGATTAGCATAAGCACTAGTTAAAGCTTGAGCATTTTGTAAAGCATCTTTATGGTCTTGTGCAGCTTGAGCTTCAGCTTGAGCTTTTTCTTGAGCTTTCTTTTGCTTATTACCTTTAATAATACCACCAGCAATACTAGCGGCTGCACCAATAATAGCACCAATAAAAGCTTTTTGTCTTTGTCTATCTCTATACTGTATCATAATTTTCTAAATTGAGTTTGAGCACATTCAAGACTTTCAAATTCAATGCGCTTATTATCTGAATTATTAAATATGAAACGAATTACAAAATAATTACCATATACTCTACGAAGTTTATCACTTACTGTATTAGAATGTTCTTTAATTGCATTACGGAAATAATTAAAGTTATATTGAGTAAGTTCATACCAAGGTTTTTTATACTTATTAAATTCATTAAGTTTATCAATATTAATATCTATATCATCAGTATCATTATCTTCATTAAATATACGAAGTATATCTCCAGCATAAGGATGTTCTCTTAAATCAACAGGATTATTAATATTATCACTATAAATAGGAATATATATCTTACGTACTTTATATTTAATAAATTCAAGAAATTTAATAAGTTCATAAGATTCATTAACTATAATATCAATATAACTATTATGAACTAATATAGGTTCATCGCCAACTTCTTGTTTAGATACTAAATATAGACTTCTACTATCATCACCCATGTGAGTATTAAATTTACCATAATTATATTCATGAGTAAATACATGAAGAGGGCAGTTAAGTCTATCATTGTTATGTTCAGTTTGAAAATAACATTTAGTTTTAGTAGACCAAGCATTATTAAAATAATAATCATGTAAACTAATAAAACTACCTACTTTATAATTAAAACTAATGACTTCATTATGCGATTCTATAATAGATTCTTTAGTATTAGGATTAATATTATTATAAGTATAATCAAATTTAATTAGAATACGATTATTAAATTTATCATGAGCAAATCTAACTTTATTAGGATGATATTTATCTAGCCATAATTTAATATCTTCATCCATTATTTTAAGTTGACCATCATCAAATTGATAAAGTTTATGAAAATCATCATTATAAAAAATATAACCAAATTCTCCAACTATATATGCTAAATCATCTTGCAGTCCACCATAGCCTTTATCACTAGTAAAGACTTCTTTATAATCAACTTCAAAAGCATCAGGTTGATATAATTGAACATTTTCATCTCTAGTTTTAAGTGCAGCACTTATATCAAACATAAACATACTATGTTGAGTATGAACTAAAAGATAATATCCAATTCCAACTAAATTAGTTATACTTCCTTTATTTTCAGTAATATTTTTATAACCTTCAATAGGAAATATTCGCCAAGCGTTAACTTCACTTTCATCTTGAATAACATTACTACGTCTTATAGTTTTATCAAAACGAGTAATATTAATAATATCATTACGATATTGAGTTAATAGTTTAGGAACATATTGGTCAACATTTCCAATAGGGTCTTTAAATAAATCAACACTATTCTTAGGTTCTACAAATGTGCCAAAAGCAATACTTTTCTTATCAGTATCTTCTTTAATACTAAAAGCTATCTTACTGGATTCATTATTAAAACATTTACTTTCAAAGAATTTATCACTATAAAGAGGAAATTGAATATAAACATTAAATGGAATATCAAACCAACATGGTTCATCACCACTATAATAATATTGATTATTAGTAGGAGTATATAATTTATAATTACCTTCATTCATTATAACTCCATTATCATTATAAATAAGAACGCCATCATAAGTCATTCTACCATTATATCCATGTTCAATAGAATAAGTTCCACCATTATAGCAAACATCGTTAAGTCTTACAAGTTCTTTTTCTTTGCTAGTATAAATATTTTTAGTACAATTAAGAACTGTTGCAAGAAACATAGTTTCAGCGTCAAGTAGCAATTCCTTATAATCATCCATTTCAAGAGCAGTTCCTTTTCCAGCTCTACTATCAACAACACTATCAGCAACTACTAATTTATAATTATTAATAGGTTTATATTCATTTCTGCTAATTACACCTATAACTGGCATATTATAACTATAAGGATAAGTAGTATTAACTACCATATCAACTACATCATGTTTCTCTTTATAAGGTTCAAATTTACATTTACCATCAATACGAATAATATTAAAATCATATTTAATACTATCATCAATATCAAATCGACCACTATATAAATAACATTTATCACTAGTAAAATTATTAGCTACAAAACCAGGTTTAGTACCCCAACTACCATCTTGCCAAGTAACATTACTAGCTATATTACAATAATCTTTTCTAGTTAGTAATCCAGTATATCTAGTAATAGGTTCAACTTTTTCATAACTAATAAACCATCCAACATAACCTAATTCTTTAATTTGATTCCATAAAGTAGTATCAATATTAGCACGAATATAAAACTTATTAAAAGTATTATTCATATTATACACAAAATCTCTAGTATGTTCACCACCAACAACTTCAGAATCAAATATTAAATCAGGTATTCTAAATAGTTCATCGCCATTAATATTTTCATAATAACCAAATTTAGCTTCATTATCAACACCAATAGCACCTATTACTTGATTACTACAAGGAGTATAACTACCACTATTTATAACTTGATAAACATATAAATCATTGTATTTATCTTTATCTTTATAATCAATAAAATAATTAGATATAAGAGTATATAGTTCATCTTTATTACTAGCTTCAAGTTCTCCAGAACTATTAAGTAATATATTAGTGGTAGGATTATTTATAGGTTCAGCAGTATAAACTACAATTTTATGATTAGCAATATATCTTTTAACATTAGAACTAATAGTAGATATTGGAATATCTCCACTAATAACTGCCCAATATGGAATATTACCATTACCTTGATTATTCCAATTAAAAGTAATTATAGTACAATGAGAACCATCATTAACAATATTATTTATATACTTATCTTTATTTGACAATTTATATCCTCTACTAGCATCACCATATTTATCAACAAAATGAATAAAAAAGTTATATACTTCTCCCGGAATAAGAGTATCGTTCTTTTTACGTTCATTAAAATCATAACTAGGTTCAATAATAGAATGAGTAATTCTCATTTTACAATTATCAATATCAAATATAGTATCACCAAATAATACTTGTCCACTAGTAAATACAGTATCTTCTGTAAATCCAACACCGTTATAAACATAACAAGCTATTTTAACTGTACTTGGCATAGTGTAAACAGTTTGATTATTTTCATATTTATAACTTGTAGGAATAATAAAACAATGACAAGCAAGATATTCTTTAAGATTATGACTACCTCTACTACCTACTTTTATTTTAGTATTATAATTAATCTTTAAATATTCATGTGCTGCAATACCTTGTATAACTGTATCATTAAATAAAGTTCTAAAAGTACGAAAAGAATATTGATTATTATTGAATACTTTATTAATATCTTTAATTTGCCAATCAGCAGTACCAGTAATTTGAAGGCTAGCCATTTTAAAATATGGACCTTTTTCACTAACTGCATTAACAGTGGTATAATCATTATAATAAGCATTAACAGCTTTATTACGAAGTTTTATAGTAATATTTTTAACAGCTTCTTCTAATGTTTTATCATTATTTAAAGTCCTATTATCATTATCAGTATGTTCATTATAATTAGCAATATATACTCTATTTTTATAATTAATAATATTGCCAACATTATAATAATTATAATAATCAGTAGTTAAATCAGAAACACTATATTCAACAAGAATATCTCTACTAAATTTAAAAATATTATTACTTAAATCATCAGTTCTAAATGCTTGAGTACCATCCTTTTTACATACAATAAAACCAAGTTGATAAAGCCCTGAACGACCTCCACTAATACTTATTTCAAAAGTTTGATTACATATATCTTTAGAATCACTAAATGAATCAGTATTACCATAACAATAACCATTTGGTTCATCTTTTGGTTCATAAACATTAGTTTTTCTAAAACAAACTTTATTAATAATTTGTGGTATTATAACATCATTAAAAATAGGAAATCCAATACTATACCATTTAGTATAATTAGTTTTATCAATTTTATAACGAATAAATAGAAAATAAAATCCTTTATAAGCACCACCACTAACATAGTTTAGATTACTAATAGTAGGCAATGTTATTTGAGGAATAATAGACATTTCAGAATCGGGACGGTCAGAATCTAAATCAATATTAATAGTTTTAAGAGGAACATCAACTGAAGCATTACTTTCTGCAATAGCTATAATAAGATGATTTTTAACATTATAAGTATATGTTCCTTTAATTTTTCCACCATTATATTTCCAATTACTATTTACTCTATAACAATTATCAGCTTGTTCATTATATCTATAAATATAAGATTCATTCGAATCAGTATTAACAATAAATAAAATAAGTTCAGTACTAGTAGGAATAACACCAACTATTTTAAAATTATTAATACCATCTTCATGAATAGCGTTAGCAATTACTTTACAATCTTCAAGTCCTTCTTCATTAACAATCATCCTTCCATCATTACTTACTTTAACATTTTTAGCAGCAACTAATGAATAAGGAACGCAATCGCCAGGATGTTTATTAAGACTAAGTTTCTTTTGTATATTCATAATTATTTAGGAAAAGTAAAGTTATAAAAGAACTCATTCCAACCACTATCATCATCACTTTGTTCATCTAATAAAATACTAGTCTTAATATCTTTCTTCATACTTTCCCAGAGATAGAAAGGATTAGTTCCATATTGACTAGCAGAAAGATTAAACACAGGATGCTTATATCCTCTCATAAGCATACGAGCCATACAATAATAAGCAAGACCTTGAATTAATTTACCATTAGCAGGTATAACAGGAACTTCACAATGATAATTATCACTATATTGAGTTTCAATATCTTTATAAACAACTGTTATACAAGTATCATTAAAATTAAGTTCAATAGTATTACCTCCAATAAGAATATA